CTGTGGAAAGTGCTGTGGAAACTTCTGACTGGCTGGAGGCAATTGTTGCTGTGAGGCTTGATAAAAGCGAACCTTCTGCCGCCTCTGCACTTGCCGGTGCTGAAGCTACTGCTAGTGACCTAGTAGCGATTGCAGATGCAAGGCTTGACTCAAGGGAGCCTTCTGCCGCTACTGCTCTTGCAAGCTCTGTTGAAATGTCTGCCTGGCGAGCAGCGGTTGCTGCCGTGAGGCTTGACTCAAGTGAAGCTTCTGCCGCCTCTGCACTTGCCTGTGCTGAATCTACTGCTAGTGACCTAGTAGCGATTGCAGATGTAAGGCTTGATTCAATTGATGAATCTGCGGCGACGAAGGCTGCGTGCTCTGTCGAGCGGTCTGCCTCTTGGCTTGCCAAACGAGTTTCAAGTGAAGTGACGTCTGTTGAGTTACCAAACTTCTTCCAAGCACCCGATGTGTTATGCCAAATATAAAAGTGTGTCAAATACTTGACAATGCGACCTTCTTCATAGTCGCCTGTTGAACCGTCGGCTGGTGCCGTTTCAAAGATTTCAATCTGAAAGTCTTCCACCGATGCGTTTAAAATATTTATTCTACTCAAAATTTTATCCTCCTAAAATAATGTTAAATGTGCAAGTATTCGTGACTCTGCACTATAAAATTTGAGTTAAGATGGACAAGAGAAACCTCTCCCACCTGCCTTTATTTAGGCTACAGAAAAAGATAAAGAATAGGTTTTTTTTAGGATTGGTGATTTAGGTTTTGAGAGGGTAAAAAAAGTTTTAATGAACGATGATGATGCTGTAACTTTCTTGCGAAGTAACCTCGCCGAAGTAGAAAACGACGTCATTCGAGCTTCTCGTAAATGGAATAACAATATTGTTCTTATTCGAGTCAATTATTTGAACAACATAATCAGAAGCACCCAAGTTGTGTGCGAGTGTTTCAAAAACATTAGAGCCAACATTGGCTGTTATGGTGTAGGACTTTATCTCTGGCAATAAAGATGACGAAGCAGCAATGGCTTCAATAACAGCGTTTGAAATGGCAGTTTCTATTGCAGTGTCGTTGCCTCCTGACACTAACGCTGTATAGGTTGTGTTATTTGAAACATCGCCAAAATAAAAGACAGTGTTGTTTTCGCTGCGAGTAAAAGGAACTACAATATTGTTTCCTGACGAGTCAAACAATTGAATAAGATAGTTGGTTGTTCCAAGGTTGTGGGTAAGTGTGGTGAAAACGTCCGTTCCAGCAGCGGCGGTAATTGAGTGAGCAGTTACTTCTGAAACTGAAGTTCCACTTCCTCCTCCGCCAGTGCCTACGGCTGCTGTTACGTCGGCGGTAATAGACTCAAGCAAGTCTTCTGAAATAGAAGTTGCCAAGCCGATGGTGCCTCCTGACGATTTACCACTTGAGCGACCGCCTGGTCCAGACTTACCCGACATTGCTTTATCCTACGCCGCTGCCTTTGCCCCAAATCTTGCGAAGGCTTCTCTCGTCACCAACTGCTGGGATAATGACTGAATTAGGCTCTCTGTCTGCTTGTGAGCTTCCTGAATTAGGCTCAAAGTCAAGAACGCCTGTGATAAGGATTGAAAGTGCGTCAGTGGTGGCAGAAGCAGCACCTACCGTGAGTGCTGAACCACCTGTGAAGACATCATCGTTCAAGAACCTTTGAATTAAAATGAAAACAACCTTTGTTCTCGAATTGATTGTTGCTGTCTCACCTTGCTTTATTTCAATGTAGTTGCCGTTTTGGATGGGTTGAGCAATAACAGGGTCCGCTGCATCATCAGCATTGACATCCTGACCTGGAGCCGTAAGCATTACTTTTGCTCTCACAAGTCCTGCGCCTGCTGCTTCTTTAGTTCCGCCTACGACAGTTTCTTCCATGAGAATCTGAACGCTTCGAATGGTCGTTGGAAATTCTACCATAAGCAATTCTCCGTCTTCGCCTGCTGCTCCAGCATTCCAAGCTTTTGAATTACCAGCATCGCCACTGAAATCGATATCACCAGCGGCTGTGATTTTACAAGTAAGCCCGTCGGTGCCTGGTGCCTCTGGGTCTGACAAAGCTCTTGGTATGCCGCCTACACCATCGGTGCCTCCGACGTTGCCATTGATTCTAACAACTCTTTTAAAGAAGGGTTTTCCTGCTTGGAGTTGGGTCGCTGCCATGCCACCAAGGATATAATTTCTTGCCATTGTAAAAGTCCTCTTTTATAAACTAAGAATAAATAGTTATTCGTTTCTGTTTTGTCGTTGTCTTTTTCTCTTGCGAGCCTCATCAGCAAACCTGCGACGTTCTGCCTCGATTTTCTTATACTTCTTGCGAAGTGATTTCTTTGGTGTGTTTCTGCACTCGGCAGTTCCACGAGAAGGGTCACGAATAATATTCATAACACCTTCCTTCTTTAATTTACGAAGTGCTCGTCTTACGAATGCTTCCGTAGATTCTCCACTTCTAATTCTCTCTTCAAATAAACCTTTTCCTTTATCTCTCATTTTGTTCCTTTCGTGTTAAAGTATCTTGGTTATGTAATCTGATTTTAAGTTTTTGGCTTGAACTATTATCGAGCCATTTTCCACTGTGCCGTTATTTGAACCAATAGAATCGAGAATTCCGTTGGTTCCGTTATTGTCTCCGTCGCCCATTTGCCACCAGCCAACAATGCTGCTGACATCTGAGAATTTGCTCATGTCTTTTACTCTTCCTGAGCCTACGACGCCTTCGGTACCGTTGAAGACTTCCAAGACCTCTGCTGCGGATAACTCTTTATTGAAGAAGCAAATGTCCGCAAGATAATCTTCGAATCTTCGGGCGGGGACGTTTGCGTCTTGAGTTGAGCCAAAGGTTAATGGAGTTGCTGTGTTCTTGAGCCTGTCATAGGTTCCTGACTCATCATTTGTTGTTGTCACCAGCGAACCTTCTGCGTAGATTTTTAATCCTGCTGCGGACGTGCTACCATCATAAGTTACAACAACATGGTGCCAAGTTGCACTTGTCAGAGACGCTGCGGGTGCTTGGGCTCGAAGAGCGTTACCGTTAGCACTGAGAGTGCTGTCATAAACAAAAGCGCCCAATTTGCCGTTAGCGTGCTTAAAAATGTATTCATTTCGGACGGGGATGTCGTTGTTTGATTTTGTAACAAAAGGACCATTGTCTGTAGCAATGTCTCCCACCCAAACCCAAGCAGAAATAGAAAACGGCGTATCTGTTACACCATTTGTTGGACTAAAAGCATCATCGTCAGTGACAGTTACAATGTCATCGGTGCCGTCGAACTGAATGGCTTTGGTGCTCATGGGTGCGATAACTCTACCTGTAGGTCTGCCCCAAATTTGACGCAAAGTTCTTTCTGTTCCGTCTGGGTTTATAACTTTAGAGTTTGGGTCGACCATTAGTTTGCTCCCGCTGATGGTTCGTGGTCCAAGACAGCCGTGACGAGAATTGAAATTGCATCGTCAGGTGCGCCTGCAACACCCTGTGTCAAAGCTGGACCTGTGTCGAAAATGTAAGGTTCGTTTCCTGAAACGTCGTAATCAAATTTCTGAACAAGGATGAATAAAACTTTAGACCTCGAACTAACTGTCGCTGTCTCACCTACATTGATTTCAATAAAATTACTCAAAGTAAGAGGCTTAGCGTCTGAACCGCCTTGAGTGACTTGGACGTCCTGGTCTTCTGCCAAAAGAGCAACCTTGCATCTAATGCCTGGGTCTCCTACCTCTAATGCTTCTGTGGCAATTGCCCCTTCTTTATACCATGCTTCTTCGATTAAGACTTTTGCACTCCTTATTGTGCTTGGAAACTCAACCATAATAAGCTCGCCGCCATGACCGTCAGCACCTGCATTCCAGTCAGGTGAGAACACGTCAGCGAAGTTAATCCGTCCTGTTCCGTCAATTTCGCAAGTTAAGCCATCGGCACGTAGATATCCGCTGTCTCCGCCTATTCTAATAATTCTCTTGAAGAAAGGCTTGCCTGCCTGTAGTTGTGTAGCAGCAGAGCCGCCTCGGATAAAAGTCCTAGCCATTACTTCTTGTTACCTTCTGCTAGTTTCTTCCAGACATTGCCGAGACTGCTTGCGAGTCCATCAATATTGACACCTGGGTCGTTAGGGTCAACTCCGTCGAATGCTTTATATCCGCCTGAACCCTTAGAAGCCGAACCGCCCTTCTTTAAAGGCTTGGTTCCCTCAAATACATCGACACCATTATAAGACGAAGAACCAATAGCGTCAAGAAGTTTCTTTTTATTTTCTAAAATCTTTTCTTTCTCGGCTTGGCTCATTTGATTCGTTTGCTGTGGGGCTGGCGTTGGCTGCTGCTGGACAGGTGCTGCTTGACGAGTCTCCGTCATAAGTCCGCCTTGGACGCCAGCAATAACTTCTGAAATAACCTTAGACAATAAGCCGCTTGATAAGAGTGCGTCTTTTACACATTCTTCTACGATAGGCTGAATAATGTTCTTTAGTTCTGATTTCTTCAATTTTAGTCCCTTACAATGTCGTTTAGTAATCTGTTAATCTTGTCTGCTTTAGTGTAGACATTTGTTGTTTTAATCTTGCCCTCGGCTAATCCCATAAAAGCTCCGATAGTAGAAGGGTCTGAAACAAAGTCAAAACAGATAAGGTTGAAGTCGTCTTCAACAATAGTGTTACCCTGTCTATCCTCATGAACCGAACCCATTCCTCTTGAGGAAATGCCGAGTGTAACCTGTGACTGAACAAGAGACTGGAGAATCTGCCCCGAAGGTGTGTTGAGGATTTTACACTTCCCCATTACGTTGTCACCTTCCCACCAAATTTGAGTCATAAGGTGTGAAACGTTCTTCAAATTAACAACAGAGTCTTCTGGGTGGTCTAACTCACCAAGTGCCCTATTCTCTCTTACCACTTTTTGATAGTTCTCTACTTCTCTCTCCAAGACTTCTCTTGGGTAGACTCTACCATTTTGGTTCTTTGCTTTTGCTCTCTGAATAACGCCAGTAAGATACATTGCCTTTCCGTCGGCAACCTCTCGCTTTTCACTTTCAGTTAGAAAGTCTTGGCATATCCCGCCTTCGCAAAGCTCATAATATTCTCTTAGTAGAACTTTATTGTTCATTTGTCAACTCCATAAATAATAAAAAGCAGGCTCTCCCTGCTTGGGTTTACTGCCTTTGCAGCAATTACGAACAGGCTGTAACATCCATCTTTTGTTTGCCATTGGAAACCTCACTTTCATTTGCTTATTTTTAAGCCATTGTCGTCAAATAGCATTGCAATAATGTAAGAAGTTCCAGAACTCAAACACCCAAGCAAGATTGCCGTTAATGGACTATAATCAAAACTAAATAGTTCCGTTTGATTATTTAGACTCCATAAAAGTAAACCAATCCAAAAACCTAGACACATAGGGCATCTAAATAACTCTCCTAGCTTTCCCTTGGTCGGTCTGATAGGGTTAAAGATAGAACCGTAGACTAGAATTTGTGTAAGTCCGAATGATGATAAGATAAAATAAGTGAGGGGTAGCACTTGAGTTCCTTTCTAGTAAACTCTATAGTAAGACTTGATGGCGGGATATTTTGGAACAGTTCCTTTTTCTACTTCCTGTGGAACTTCACCTAACTCTGTCGAGTCTTCCTCTGAAGGGTTGGTGACTGCTTGAGTCATTTCATCCTCAAGTGCCTCTTCGTGTGCATAGTAGGGTTTTTCTTCTTCGATAAAGCGACCGATAGAGTAGATAACTACTTCTGTTTCGTTTGCACCGTTGGTGGCAGTGGGATAAGTAGCTTGGATTGTTCCATAGACGTTTCCTGCCTGAACAGAATCTCTAACAAGAACACCCTTTCTACCGAGGAAGTCGAACAACCTGTCTTGGGCTGCGTAAACATCGTCAGACATTTCATTCTTCGGGAAAGCAAGAACTTGCTTCGATTCTGGCTGGACTACGATGTCCAAGTCAGCGTGGTCGAAAATAGCATAATCGCCTGATAGAGTTTTACGAAGAGCCATTTTCATCTTAGGGTTGTAGACTACACTCTTCTCTTCTGGCTCACCAATCTGGACTTTAATATCTTCATTCATTTGTTTCTACCTCTCTGACAAGACCTTGAATCTGCATAATCTTTTTGATAGAAGCTTCATCAAGCTTGGTTTCGGTAAGGCTGTTTAGGAATTCCAAAACCTTCTCTGTCTTTTCAACCATCTCTGGGTCAGCACTGATTTCTTTTGCGTCTAAAGAAGCTTTGACCTTATCTCGAAGTCTTCCGACTTCTTCGTTCAGATAAGTCTTGAGGGAGATGCCGTTGTCTGAGACGGAATAGATGTATTTTGAAACAACCTGCTGCTGCTCTTCGTGAAGCTTGCCAGCATAAGCTTTATTGAACTTATTAGTAAAAGTCTTATAAGCGATAGAGTCGAGATGCTCTAAGATTTCTTTTTCAGTTTTCTCTTCTGCCTTTGTCATCTCTGTAAGAAGTTTATCCTCAAGGATAACTTTCTCATTAGGAGAAACGTTGTCGGCGAACAACTGACCAATAGTAGCCATGGTCTTGTAGTTTGGAACAAAGTTGGAATAAACCTCTTGCCCTAGTTCTACGTTAATCTTCTTGATAAGTCTTGACTGCTCTGAAAAGATATTCTGAGTGTTGAGTCTATCCCTGTCTCTGCGAACTTCTGAAATAATTCTCTTTGCGAAGTCGGACTCTGCTTCTTTAAGCTCCATTAGAACCTTGTAGGACTGCAAGTCTTTGTAGAGAACTCCACGTTTGGTGAAATGCCTTTTGATAATCTTTGCGATTTTTGTCTGTCGCTCAGAGTCGTTGGCTACTACTGACTTTGCCATTTCCTTGATAAGGGTTTCAAATAGGAATGCTGTGTTTCTCTTTTTATTGTGCTTAAACTTCATTTGATTAGTTATCCTTTTAATTGCTTATTATTCTTCTTTTCAAGGTCTTTCACGAGTGCCTTGACTTGCCAGTCAGTTAACTCTTGATTCACTTCAAGAAGCAATTTTTCATCTGCGTCAGTGTAAGTAGTTTCATTACCCTCGTAAATGCCACGAGAAAGAGACTTCAAGTCAGACATTCCTGGCATTACGTTACGTGGGGTGTTAGAAGCAGTTTCGTCTGACCATTTAGACTTTATAGAACGTGTCCGAGCACCAGAAGGTCTTGAATCAACTTTCTCTGGGTGGTAGACCTTGCCCTTGGCTCCTGGTGTGAGATATCCATCTCTCTTACCTGGTGCTGCCAAGAGTGCTGATTCTGGCTCATCTCCGCCTTCATCTCCGAGGTCCATGTCGTCTCCGCCTTCGTCACCGAAGTCTTCGTCTCCGCCAAAGTCTCCTCCACCGCCTTCGCCGCCTTCGGGAGCTTCACCTGCTGCTTCAATAGCTGCGGCGAACTTGGAGTCGTGGAACATCTCTCTTTGAATGCGAATAACTTCTTCTTCTGTAAGTCTAAAAATGTTTCTATAAACCCAAGCCTTTGAGAAGTAACCTTCTGTTGCCGAGTCAGCAACCTCGAACTTAGTCTTCATGTGCTCTAACTCTTGCATTGCTGCTATCTGTGAAGGGTTGTTTAGCTTAAGACCAAACTTGGTTAAGTCCTCGCCTCGATAGCCAAGAGTGTAAAGGTGAATAATTCCAACCTTTTCTAATTCTGCAATAACAGAACGCTGAAGTCTTTGAATAGTTCTTGCAAAGCGAATGTCTTTTTGTGCGAGCGTAGCCTTGTCCTCGTCTGCTCCCTCTGAACGAGAAAGATAAGACTGAGGAATCTTTAAAGCTGCAAAGAGTTTATCTCTTAAGTATTTTACGTCGTCAATGTCGCCTGTGTAGGTTCCGCCTGGAAGTGATTCAATCTTTGTGCTCTCGCCACCTCGGACAGGAATGAAGTAGTCCTCGTCAATAGAGAGTGGGTTGTAACGAAGGTCGACACGTCCAGTGTTTGCATCAACAACTTGATTCTTCTTCATAGTTGTTACGACCTTCTGCATGTATTGTTCTACGTCTTGTGGAGAAATGTTACCAACGTCAACATAGAAAACTCTTCGTTCTGGTGAGCGAGTGATTCTGTAAGACATCATAGCGTCTTCTAGAAGGTGAAGTTGTCGCCAGATGCGTCGGGCTGGTTCTAAGATAGAAGTTCCGTAAGGAGCGTACTTGTCATTACCTAGAATGCGGAAGTGAGCCACTTGCCAGTTCTCAAAAGTAAGCCCAGCAGAGTTCCATTGATATTGAACATAATTGGGGTTAGTTGGGTCTTCGCCCTCTAATCTCTCCACCTCTGCTGGTGGAAGCGGAATAAAAGACTTTACGCCGAGCTTGTCGTCAATATCGACATAGAGAAAGTAATCTCCATATTTGCACATTGTTCGACACCAACCGTAAAGGTTAAAATCAACGTTTAGGACGTTATTATAAAGAGATTCTAATGTAGATTTAATCTCTTGGTTTGGGCATTCAATGTTTATCATATTGTTGAGTTCATTATGATAAGTCATCTCGTCTGCATAAATATCCAAGGACGAGGCGATGATAGGTTCGAACTCCATTTGGTCGAAGTCAACATATCGCTCAAAACGGACACGGTTATTCATCGCATCTGAGTTTATCTGCTCGAATGGGTTATACTGGTTCTTCTGAAATTGTTTCCCAGAAGCAGAAGTAAAGCGAGTGGCATAATTGTCTAATGCCTGTCTCTTAAACTTTCTTCTGTTTTGCTGTCGCCTATTTACAATAGGTCCAGAGAATAGTCTCGTTAGTCGCTTAAATAAAGCCGAGTCTTCGTTTTTGATATTATCGTCTGCCATCTATTTTACCCCTTAAAAAGACCAGGGAAGTTGGTCATTATTTCTTTCATTTGTTGAACCCCATTAGGTTCCCCATAGTTTACCATACCTGGAATGGTTGTGTTAAGCTTTGTTTTAGAAGTAGTCATTGCTCCCAAAAGAGCTTTCTTATATTCAGAGTCCCTCTGGTTTGAAACCAGTGCGGTATCTCTTACCCAACAAGCAATAGCCATGGACATTACAAGGTCGTCGTTATAACCCCTCATAGCCTCTGGCTTTCCATTGTTCCAGACAAATGTCTTTAACTCATTATAAAGACGATTCGATACAATGCTAATTAGGTCATTTCTTATAAATTCTTCTAACTTAGCGATAATAAGAGGGCGAGTCTTCATTGAAGTCGTAAAACCAAGGACAGAGCGACTGTTAGACCTTGCTGCCGATGCGTCTACATATTCATGAGTTGACTTGATAGAGTAGTAAAGGTTCGGGTAAACCATTTCTTCTAGTTTTGTAAGAACAGAATAGCCGACGTTATTGTTCTCCACTACAAGCAGGCAGCCGCCATAGGACTTGCCTACGTCTGCCAAGAACATAGCATAAGTGTCCAAGTCTACCTTGCCTTGATATTCCGCTGCTTGAGTCATCTCTGTTACGTTTATAACCTGGAATGCTGAAAAGTCTTTACCGTCTCCACGAGCGACGTCTGCTACGAGTAGGTAAGAGTGCTCTGGGTTGAAGTCTTCCCAAATATAGTAGTTTCTATCAAACCCTGCTTTGTGCGAAGGGGTTGCAATAGCATTCATTATTCTTTCTATGTCCTCGGTGTTAATAACCGTCTCACCAGACATATTGAAGTTACATTCTAGCTCTTGTGCGATTTGGCGGCGAGACATGTTTCTTGTTTCTTTATCGAACCAAGCTTGGTCTCTGTCTGGGTGGACATCCCAAGGAAGACAAGTAGGGTGAAAGTCGTTATTAGATTCTTCTGAGTCAACATAAGTCTGATGGAACCAGTTTCCGACACCATTAGGTGTGGATAGGGCAATGCAGCGACCACCAGTTGATAGGGTAGGATAAAGACCAGTCCATAGTTCTGCGAGACCCTCTACGTGAGCAGCCTCGTCAATAACAAGAAGGGATAGTGCTTCTGAACGACCAGCGTCGGCTGATGTGGAAGTTGCTTTAATTTGTGAGCCATTAGATAGCTCGAATGAAGTTCTATTGTCCACAGAGATGTTTGCTATTCGCATCCACTCTGGAACGTTTCTCATTATCGCTTTTACCTTCTTTACCAAGTTGGCTGCTGTGCCGAACTTTGTAGCCATAACAAGAACATTTTTATCTTTGTGAAAAAGCATCATCCAAACAACATAACCTGCTGTTACGGTTGAAATACCTAACTGACGTGCTTTTAGAATAACATTGAAACGATGGTCGTTGAAGTCTCTTAAAAGCTCGTCTTGGAAGTCGTAGGTTCTAAATGGAATAGACCCGTGCATCGGATGTGAAATCTTTGCATAGTTGTTTAGAAAATAAACGGGGTCTTTGCCGCATTGAACGATTTCAGATAAAATCTTTTTCTTGGTGAGTTGATAAGACATTCAAGCCTGTGCTTTCTTTATGACGGTTCGCCTATGAAACCTGCATCGATGTTTTCGATGACTTTGAGTAGTATTGCTTTGAGCCCATCGTTGGAAACGCCATTATCGAAAAGGTCATTGAGAATTGCTTCTATCTGTTGCTCTGCTGTTTCCTGAACGTTTTCGTTCATGACGTTACCGTCTAGTTCTCTTGCTGCTGCGTGGAATGCGAGGGCAACCTCTTCTGTTGAAATCTCGTAATCACGAACTGCTCTCTGGATAAGGTTTTTAATGTCGTTATCAAGATAAGCTCCAACGCCTTCGTTCTGGTGAAGTCGGACTTCTTCCTTGATGATTTCCTTTAGTCTTACTTTTGAAATCTTCATTATCCGTCTTTCCTTTTGTCGTTAGGTGCTTTGCCTTTTCTTCCAAGCTCAAGCCATTTTTTGATTGCGTCGTCAACGTTGTCTGATGAAGGCTCGCCAACAGCAGCGACTTCTTCGCCGAATGAAGTAATTGTGTAAGGGCAAGTTGCCTGAACCCAACATCTGTGAGCACCGACTGTCTGAACGATAGCGTCCATCTCGCCTGACTTCTTCAAAGTGAGAGCAGAGCCTGTAACCTTTTTATATTCTTTCTTGAGGAAAGAAGAAATGTCAGCAATCATTTGCTCCATCTCTGACTCAAAGCCACTTGCCTTTGCTTCCTTCATTGTAACTTCGCCCTGATATTTAATAAAGAGAGTTTCGCCAGACATTGAGACCATAAAGCCGTCCATAACTCTTCTATCAGTAATCGCTACTTCTTCTTCTCGTTTCAAACCAATCTTAATTGGTTCGCCATTTTCATCAACAGCACCATCGTAGGTGTTCGCCATTACTTGCGAGATTCCCTGAACGATTTCTAATACATCAGCCATTTCATTTCTCCTTGTTGGGTCGCCAGCCAGACTTCCATCTATCTTCACGATTTTCGACATAATCTATGTAACAGGTAAAGCAACATTGGAACTTGCTCATGTAAACATCGTCCTGCTTATTAAACGAATAAGTAGAGCAAACAGGGCAAGTTCTATTGCTACCCTTCATAAGTAGTTTCTTTGAAACAAAAACGCCTTCAGTGATTTCTACTTTTTCTTTCTTGTCTTCTGCCTCTCTGGACTTTGTAGCAGCAATTTTGAGCTTTTCTAAATGCTCTTCTTCCTGCTCGTCTGTCCAACCTTGGGCTGGTGATTTAATAGCCTCTTCACCATATTTCTCTTTTATCTTTTGCTCAATCTTGGCTACAAGATTCCAATCTTTATCTTTACTCATTTATTCACCGCATAAGTTATTCCAACAGTTGTGGCAACACCAACAACAAAAGAAGCAATAGCGACAACTGGAACAAACCAAGAGTTGTTATTCTCGTCAATGATTTCTTCCAGTCTATTGATTCTTTTATTCTTGACTTCGACGAACTGGTTTAGTCCGTCTATCTCTGCCTTTAAAATAGAAACATCTTTGTTGTAGAGAAGTTCCTTTTCGTCTAATTTCAGTTTACAGTTATTCTCGCATAGCTGGACTTCTAAGCGAAGGTCAGCCTCTATCTTGGCGAGTGCTGCTTTTGTTAGCAAAATGCCCGTGAAGGGGGCTTCCTCGCCCTTATTCAACCCTGTTATGTTTAGTTCCTGACTTATAACATAGGTAGGAGCCAAAGTCAAGGAAATAGTTAGCAAAATAGATAATAGTTTCAAGTTATATCCTTTCTAAACCAAAACGTTTTGCGAAGTCGTCAGCAATCTCTTCTACTGGCTTGTCTTTGTTTTCCTCAATAGTTTTTCTGAGTTCTTCACGATTCGATTTCTTTATTTCTTTTTCTTTTACTTTATATCTTTCTTGGAGAAGTTGCAAGCTTTTTTTATAGTTTTCTAAAATCTTTTTTTCCTTCTCTCGTTGCTCTCGTAGAACTTTGAGTTGAGTCTCATAGTCGTCACGTTGAGCCTGGAGCATGTCCTTTAGACCCTGCTTGCCGCTGTTACCAGCAAAATAACTGATAAGAACGACAACAGAGGCGAAAGGAACCCACCAGTTGGTTTTGAGCCAGGTCCAGAACTTTATCATCCCTTTAGTTGCTTTACAAGGTCAACTGCTGCTTGTGAACCAATGTAAACCATTGTAAGTTGTGTCCAGTCGCCTGATGATAGAACTCCATAAAGAGCCAAGCCCGAAGCTGTTAGCCAAGCAAGAAACTTGCGTGAAATAAACCTTTCAACATGGGTGTCCATGAATGCTTTAATCTGTGTCATCATATTATCCTCCAGTGGCTTTCGCCAGTTAGAGTAAATAGTTACTGGTTTACAAAAGCGAATTTGTCCTTCTTCTCGATGACAATCTGCAAGTCTACTGAATCTTTCAAACTATCCAAGTGTGAAATAAGAATAACATTTTTAAAGTGAGACTTCACTAGGTCCAAGATGCGGATGAAGCCTTCCATGTTCTCTTCGTCTAAAGCTGTTCCTGGTTCATCCAAGATAAAAACATCTCCAACAGGAAGTGATGACACATTCATAAACGCAAGTCGGATAGCCATTGCAGCAATAGCCTTCTCAGCCCCAGAACCCATCTCTAGGGGACGTGGTTCGAAACTTGGGTGCTTGATAAGAACATTGAGTCGTTTTTCTTCATTTTCTAAAAACACTTCGAAATTCACGACGTTGGCAAGAATCTTTGCCATCTCGTCGTTGATGATAGGAAGTTCTTTCTTGATAATGTCAAGAGAAACACCATTGGAGCCCATCGCCTTTTTATAGAGGTCGTAGGCGGAGAAGTCTCGTTGGAATCTTTCTAAGTCTAGTTCTTGAATTTGAATTTCTTTTAGTGAGTTTTCAAAAAGACCTTGTTTTCTACTCAACCCAATAGAGGCTTCGTTGCACAGTGCCAGTTCTTTCTTTTTTCTCACCTTAACCCCAATGAGTTCACTTCGTTCTCTCGTAAGCTTTGCAAATTCTAAAATGGTCTTTTCATTTTCTTCAAACAGTCGAACATCTTCTTCTGCCCTATTCTTTACTTCTCGAAGATTTACGATAGACGTCTTGTTCTTTGCGACTTGGAGTTCAAACTTATTGATTTCATCTTGTTTTATCTTTTGTTTTTTGACCAACTGGTCGTGTTGTTCCAAATATTTAACTACATTACCCTCGTCTAGATGAGCAATTTTTTCAATAGACTTCTGGTTCTGTCTTTCGAGTTCACTTCTTTCTGAATGGAGAAAACTCTCCTTCGCTATATTGTCGTGTGCATGTTTTATAAACTTGCAACTTGGGTATTTGTCTCCACAGGGAACCTGTTGTAACAAAATCTTGTTTTCAGAAACACTTCTCAGTCTATCTTCAAGGTCAGAGACTTGACTCGTGCTTTTGGATATCTGATGATTTAGTTGTGCTATTTTAGTTTCTTTTTCCTTCCAATCGTAATAGTTGAACTCCAACAAGAAACTGTTTATTCTTTCTACAATTGACTCATTTTTCTTAATAGCCTCTTCGAGGGCAATATTGTTCTGGCGATGGGCTTCTAGGTCAAGAGCAAGCTTGCTTATCCTTACCCTCTCTTCGTCAGGGTCAACAATCTTCTGGACTGGTGTGGACTCCAACCTTGTCTCGATTCTCATTATTTCAAGGTTTAGTTGTTCAAGTTCTTTCGTCAGAACATTGCAAGTTCCCTCTTGCTTGCGGAGTTCCATCGTAGCTTCTTCTATTTCCTTTTCTGCTTCGAGCTTTCTAACTTCGTGACCGAGAGGACCAGCAGAGTCTAGAAGATATTTAATCTTTCCGTCCAAGTCACTTGACTCGACTTTGGCGATGTTATGTTTTGCCTCAAAGATTTCTAGGTCTAGAAACTTTGCAAGAATTCCCTTTCTCTTAGTTGAACCTTCTGCGATGAAAGCGAGGGACTCTAACTGAGAGGACAGAGAGGTCATCAGAAAGTCATCAAGTGTTCCGAAGAAGATTTTAATGTTATCGTCTGTCTGGCTTCTGGTCTCGCCGTTTAGGGGTGCGGACTCTTCGGTTGCCAGGTCATAGACCGAGAACTCTACATTAGTTTTTACTTCTTCCGTTTCTTCGCCTTTTAGACGCTTGATGTATTTATCTGCTGTTCGCTCAATTGTGTAGAGCTTATCGTTTACCTCTATCGTAACTTTGCCCCAAGCATTCTGCTTGTTTTGGTTTACAATGTCTACTGATTTTCTATTTCTCTTGGAAGTGGAGTTATACATTACCCAAAGAAGGCTGTCAATGATGGAAGACTTTCCTGAAAAGTTCTTTCCGAAGATTCCAATTATTCCTCCAAGGTTGTCAAAGTCCACCTTGTTACCCTCGCCATAGTTGAATAGGTTGTTCCATTCGAGAGTCTTTAAGTGCCAGTTTACGTTTCTGTGAGCGACGGCTTCCACAGACACTGCTTGAGCATTGATTCTTCTGTTTATCTCCATAACCTCTTTTAGGACTTCCTTGTCCTCTGCGGTGTCGGAGAGATAATCTTCGAGATACTCTCCAATAAGTTTTTCTTGGACCGCTACGTCTCGTAGGTTGTGTTTTTCAAAGTCAGAGCCGATGTCTACTTTTGCCCTAGAGCCAGTTGCTCTATTAAGGAAAGTTACTGACTCAGGGCTAAACTTTGTTCTTGCGATGTCGATGGCTTTACGAACCTTTTCTACTGGGATGGAGTGGTTCGTTACAATGCGAAGTCTTGCTCCAACAGGTGGATTGGCACCCTTTGGAAGCCTACCTGTCTTTGTAAGTTCAATAGTCATAAATGGGCGTGGGTTCTTGAGGACGTGATGTCTTACGTCAAATGTGTCCTTATCTTTAATGTCCCAAATCAAAAAACCCTTATCATTAGTCTCGCCGTGGTTCTGTTGAACCGTTGAGCCGCAATAACGGACTCTGCCCTCGGTGTCTAAGATTTGGTTTGTCTTGTGAATGTCTCCAAGGAAAGCATAGTCGTGCCCCTCGAAGATATCTACTGTGTCTTCTCCGTGGTCCATTACCCAGCCAATGTCGGTTGTAACACCAGCAATAGCACCGTGGTAAAGAGCAATGTTGATAGACTTATCGTCAGAAGGCTCTACCCAGTTATCTCTATCAAAAACAGATAAGACATTGAATGTCAAGCCTTTACAGGGTGAGAACTCGCCAGAGTTCTTGAGATAGTGAATAGCGTCCTTATCAAGAGCATTGATAATAGGCGTAAGAGCGTCTTGGCGGCTACTATTCTTCAAGTTGCCGTCGTGGTTGCCTGCGATAAGAACAAGCGGAGCAATGTCCGATAACTTATCAAAGAAGTTAGCAGCCATTTCAAAGAACTCTGGTGATAGTTGAGTCTTTGTGTGGGCTACGTCTCCGCAATGAACAATGTAGTCTGGCTTCTCTTCCCGAAGGATTTTATAGAGGTGCTCAAACACTGCACGATAGTCTTCGTGGAACTTTAAGTTGCGAATGTGGGTGTCGCTAATGTGGGCAAGCCGTAAAGCTTTTTTCTTTTTACTCATCTTCTCTCCTTAGATGCTATAAATTGCTCTTTCCAAAAAAGTGTCGGGCGTCATTAATTGTGCTTCCGACTTTCTCTTTTGGAATTCTGTTTTAGTCATTTCGCCTACGTCACCATAGGGCATAATATCTATCTTATACACTTCTATATCAAAAGTCAACATTTTTTTTATTAATTTCATTGCCTTTGTTTCGACGTCTGGGTCCAGAGCAATATAAACTGGTGTGTCGTGCTCTACTATCTTCTGGAATAGCTTTGCGTCGTCCCTTAAAGAAGAACCTAGAATAGGAACTGCATTTCCTGCTACAATGGCATCGAAGGCTCCCTCTACAATAACCAAGTCGTCTTCATAGTCAACATAAAGCTCGTTAAAGACAATGTTTCGGTGTGCAGGTGGGTTCTTGTATTTCATCCAGTCGTTACCATAAGTTCTCGCAATGAAATAACTTACATCGCCGTCCTCGTTGAATGAAGGAATAATAATTCTATTTTTATATTCGCCTGAAGGACAATAACCTATCTTCCATTTTAGAATGTCTGTTTTCGTCAAGCCTCGTTCATAGAGGAATCGAAGGATAGGTTTTGTTGTGAGTGAAAGGCTACTGGAACAAAGAGACTTAAACTCTTCTGGTAGAGCTATTGACTGCTCTACATTTTCTTCTGCTTCCTGCTCTGTTGAGAAGACATCTTCGAAAGAAGAAATCTCGATAGTGTCGTCTATCTTTGCCCAGGCTTGCTGGTCCATGAATGAGCCGAAGCGTCTTACAAGTCGGCGGAGGTTGTTGCCTCGGTAATCACAAACCCAGCACTTGAACTTGTTCTTTTCCAGGTTGACGGATAGCTTCTTTTTGTGGTGCTTGCATTTTGGACAAAAGAATAGCGTCTCACCACCAGAGTGGTAACCGCTGCCCAACACATTTTTTATAATATCAATCTTGTCCGACAAGTTTTACAAACCTTCTTTTATTCTCTCACACAATAACAGAATAGAAATGATAAGTCAAGCGGTTTTTTGAAAAAAACCTGCTTTTGCTATAACCCAACTATCTGCTCTGTCGAAGGAGTCAGGCTTGGGGTTTCCGTGTTTTGTATATTCTACCACGAAAGTAGGCTCGTTGTCAAGTACATATTGTAAAACAACTGGTTTTGCTTTTTCGCCCTTTGGAATCTTTATTCCGCAAAGCTTTCTCGCAGAAGTTGCTGCGAGGTATTGAGGTTCAAGGTTCCATAAGGAATAGCACATCCAGCTTACAATCCCATTGAAGCGAGAAAGGGTTGAAAGCGTTTTTGCTGAAGAGAAGCCTGAACGGAAAGATTGCAGAGACTGCTCTATAAAGATTTCTTCTACTTTATAGGAATTGGACAAGTCTGTCAAGACTTTTTTGACTGCTTCTGCTTTTTGGAAAAAGTTTTTATATTTTCTTGTGTCGATAGCATTCATAACCTTTACCTCTCCGTTGTCGTCGAGTAAAGTAATGCCTGTAATGCTAGTGGAAATGTCTAGTCCTAAAATCAATTAAAAGTCTACTTTCATCTTGAAGGTGTATTCTCTCGAAATAGTCTTCTTTACTGGTGTTGCTAGTTTTGCAATGGCGATTAGGTTTTTATTCTCGTCGTAAACGCCGACCTTGGAAATGTAGGTTGTTTTCTCAAACGAACCTGAGGTATTTGGATAAGGTGATTTAACAACGTTTGCTAATTCTCTCTTATCATTCTCATAGTAATCAACGTCGTGTTCAACATCTACGCAAACTTCGACGTCTTGGTCGGCTGAAGGTTTTACGTAAGTCGGGTTGTTTGAGTGATTGAGGTCTCCCATTTTAGCGTGAGCCAACATCGTAATAACAGGAACATAGTTCGTTCCCTCACAGTCGATTGTCCAAGAAGATGAAGGGCAAAATGCTGCTGCGGTTGGGTCGGCAGCTAAAAACTTTTGACCCCAAAGCGTCCACTTGGGTGCGATGTTGACGCCACTGAATAAGAATTCATCTGTGTAGGTGCTTGACAAATCCCAAGAGCCAGTCAGAGCTACGAAGCCTTCGTTGTAGAGAACAGTTCCCGCAACCTTATTAACATTCGCATCATTCGGCAACGTTTGAATCAATTCTCCATTCTGATTAGAATCTTGAAGTCTCCCTACAAGAGAGCCTGTGATATAAAACTTCATGTCTACAGAACCCTTCTTTATCGAAGAGCCATAAAAGATAGAAGGAATGGAAACTAATTTTATCTCTTGTGTTGCTTTGTCCCAAGTTCCTACGGCATTGGAAGACTCGTAAGCATAATGCGGACTTAAAGGTCTATAATAATTGAATGTGTTTTTTAGAGCCTTGATGTGTGGTCTGTCCGTAGTGGAGGCAGCCTGATATTCAACATCGATTGACGAGGATAGAGGATATTGACCTCTAATTTCATCTCCATAAGAATAGGTCTGAAACGTTTCTGTAGAGATGGTCTTAAATGACGTCAAAGAACCCTGTTTTGTTATGAACGGATAGATTAAACTCTCTTGTGTTGGTGGACTGTGCGTAGAAGCATCCCTGTTGATGTTCAACTCGTAAAGGCTTAAGTCACCCTGCTCTGTTTGTTGAATAGTCTCGTCGCCTACGGCAAAGGTGTTGATAGGAAGAATATCACGATTGTAATAAGTCTTCTTATCACTAATCACAAAGCCAATGCGAGGGTGTGTCTTTATTCTGTTTTTAAAAACGTCATTTTGCTCAAACTTATATAAAGACACTTTTCTCCCTCTCTATTTAGTGCGGATTAGTAGTCCAATCGAACTCGAAGGGTCATGTCGTTCGTTATGTCTTTGCGAAGAGGCTCTGAGAGTTTGGCAACTGCGAGTAGCTCGTTGTCTGATGAGTAAAGACCTACTGAAGTAATGTAGGAGATTGGACTATCATTCTCCTCATTTTTAACTCTAACCCTGCTATTGGACAAGTAAGTTGGATTAGAACTGTAGTTGAAGTCGTTGTGAGAGACTCTGCAAAAGTAAATTGTTGAGTTAAGTTCTGTTGTGTTATTGAAACAAACCTTCTCGATTCTCTGTCGGAAAGCAAGTGCAACGTCGTCCATTGTTTTGGCATTGTCGTTTAAAAGGGCAAGAATGTTCTGGTTAGAGCCATTCATATAAGCATCTACTCCGTCATCGCCTAGACCGCCTGAAGCGTTTGTAATCTTGCCCATATTATAAACGTTCGAAACAAAGCCCATAAATAGGTCTGGTGTTAAAGCGACAACACCTGCTTGATAAAAAATCAAACCACACTTGGGGTCATAAGCGGGCTGGGTTGAAGGACCGCCGCCAGTGACATTTGAGTCACCAGTGATTTTAAGGATTCCATATTCGCCTGCTGGTGAATTAACCTTGTAATCAGTTGCTGCTCCATCATCCTTAATTGTCAAAAGATTGTCATTCATGTCGCCAGCAGTGTCGCTGTGAGCTTGTTCTGTTCCAATCTTGATTTCGAATGAACCCTTTTTGATTTCATCTTTTCCAAGAAGTCTTGCAAAGTTCATGAAAATCAAGCAGTTATATTTAGAGCCGATTAATGATAGTAAGTCGCCGTCTTGGTCAAAGTCTTGAACACCACCTGTGACATCGTGACCCACAAGCACCTGAGCCATCTGTCCGTAAATGTTCTTTCTCTTCTTGAAGAAAGGATGCGTGCTAATGGCTCCCAACTGCGATGCACCGTCGTAAGTTGAACTATCTGATTTAGTTCCAGTTACACCCTGTGCTTGAAAAACAGAGTTGTGTGCGTGGGTTACGTCAAAGATGTGATTTGCTGAAGAACTTAAGAAAGGATAATCATAAACTGACTGGAACATTCCGTGTGCAAACTTCTTGATATGAGTCTCTGCTGCGGGTGCTACACCGTAGGTTCCGTAAATAATAGAACCTGTAATCGGAATCGCCTCGTGAAGCAATGTTCTCGTAGTTGCGATATCGTCATTTAAAAATGTTTTGAATGTTGATGCCATTTTATGTTATCCTCTTAAGTGTAAAATTTTGTAAAACGAACAGGGATGTCAATGCTTCTTCCTGTTGTTGCGCCTGTGACTCTTACATTGGAGTCGATGTAGTAGTATTTTTTTGAGTTGATTGTCATCGTTGCGCTTCCACCAAGTTCCTGAAAAAGGAATGTGCTTGTGTTTAAATCAAGTGATGACTGGACCCTAAACTGTAAATAAGTTCCTCTTGGTCCAGAGATTGCTTGGGCGTCTGTGACCAATTTGTTACTATTATTAAAAACAAATTCCGTGTCAGTGTTTAATGAAAGATAGTAGCTTGCGATGTTGTCATCGTCCTTAAAAGAAACAGTGGCTTCTTTTGCGCCGTCTGCTTGGCTGACAATCTTACCAAAGCGGTCGTCGATTTGAATAATGTATTGGGTCTCAACAAGGTCGCTGTCCAAAGCTAAGGCTGGTGATGGCTTGCCCAATGAGTCAATTCCCTGGTCTACTCTAATGTAGTTTCCTTCGCTTGCGGCTTCACCGTCGAGAACGCCTGTGTTAGGGCAAATGTTGTCTTCCCCAGTTATCTCAGTCAAAGTCGTCTCGTCAACTGCAACGACAAAAACACCAGTTGGCGCAGGACTAGCCTGAGTTACACGTGTGTGATTTGCGAAAGTCTCACTAAGTTTTATCGTTGGAAGATAAAGCAGATTCGTTCTAGGAAAAGAAATCAACTTGTGCTTCATTGTAGAAGCGTTGTTTGTGAAAGCCTCCAAAACAGGAGTCTGCATAATCTCTAAATCGTAATATGCTGAACCGCTTGGGTGAGACTTATTGAAAAGCTCGTAGTCAATCTCATCATCACTAAGAGCAAACTTTACAATCTTGAAAGTTCCGTCGCCTTTTGCTAATCTCATTCTACCTGTGTCAGTTAAAACTGCGTCAAGAATGATGTCGCCTGAATTATCTAAAAATGCCATTTTATTCTGTCCTCCGCATTATAATTAGTTTCGTTATTGATTTAAAGCCTCAAACATAAAAAATTATGTTATTGCTTTTCTGCCTCGTAATCATATTCTAAGTTAAAGTCAATTTTCTTGCCAGTTGATTTCGATGTCAACCTAACTTTAAACTTCTTTCCCCACACTGGGTCTGCTGTTGTTCCGAGAATCACCTTTTGTCCTGGCTTTACTTCCCTACCTCCAGTAATCCCAGACTTTTCATAATTAACAAAAGTGTTCGATGTCGTTGGTTCGATGTGAAGAAATCTTTTAATTCCAACAGTAGGCTGTTTAACATCTGGTTCTCTAAATTCAAAAGTGTTTATTATCGGATAAACCGAACCTGCATCATCTACGATTTCTGCCTGATAAACAACTGTAGGATAAGAGTAGTGTCCATGAACGTCAATAGCCTTAACACAGTAGTAGTATTTCTTGTTTGGTATAATTGTGTCATTAGTAGATGCTGAAGAAGCACGAAGAGTGCTTATTTCTCGTATAACACCTTCTTGAAAGTCTTTATAAGACCTTGGCTCTCTGTCAAGGCGATAGATGATAAAGTCATCAACCTTGTCATCTGTCTCATATCTTATCTTGTCTTCAGGGGATAAGTCCTGTGCTATTCTGAACTTGTTTATCTGGTCCTGTTCCAATTCTTGAATAATCACTGGATGCATATCATATCTTCCAGTTCCAGAATTGAGAGCCAACCTTAACTTATTATTAACTCCACGGAATGGAATGATGTCGATGTCAGGTGCGATAGGTGGATTATCCATAACCATTGTTTCTTTACTGAAGATTGGAATCTCCATCAACTGTAGCGATGGTCTTGTTATAATCTTAAGTGCGCCGTCTCGAAGTCTTTCATATCTGTAGGACGAACCAACAATCAAATTCATTGAATAGATTTTATAAACATAAGATTTGCCATATTTAACTTGTGTGTCCACATAATGCAAGTCTTTTAAGTCTCCGAGATTAGAGAGATAAAAGGACTGAATTGGTGCTGCATTTTGGTTGTCGGCAGCATCTTGCTTATCTATTCTATAGAAGACTGTTTCGTTGTAGCACTTATTTCCAACCAAGAGGTCTTGAAATGACCTCAAGTTGTTCTTTACGATGTCGTCTACCTTTGACTTGCCGATTAAAGACATTAAGTTATAAAAGAACTCAAACCTTGGGTCATCAGGCTTCTGGTCTTCATCTCTAAAGGCTATAGAGTTTTCACCAGAGGAAAGTTCAGTGTAGTTCTTCAGCCATTTACCGAGGTCATAAATCCTCTTTGTGTCAGTGCCAGATAAAACCTCTGGTAGACCAGACTGTTCTGACATTTGAGTTTGAGCCTCAAACACAGGAAGGTTTATTAACTCTGCGTTCAGCGTTGCCTCTGCGACGTCCTGTTGTAACTTTGTTGCAAGCTTTAGCTCGTCAAGGGCTGCATTCAATTGAGCGTTTGCGTCTGTAGAAAAACTTATGTCTACAAACATTGGCATCAACTCTTTGCTCTCGTTAATGTCTTTTAAGTCCCTTACGTCCTTTTGTGAGAAAACAAGATTGGTGAATTTGGAAAGTGTCTCACTGTAGTTGTCGCTCTTTATCCAAAAACCGACACCATTCGACCAAGATTCAAAATATCTAGCAACAGGTCTAACTCTTCTCTCGATTGTTGTTCCCGATGCTTCTCTTATTTTCTTGAATCGAAAACCGCTAACTCTCTTTTGCTCGATGTTACCGCCGATGGTTAAGAAGTCTTCAAGAGTCTCGTTTGTAGTTTCATCTGCTTCATAGAAAGCATAGAGGTTTGGAAGACCTTTTTCTGGAATTTGCTCAACTCCGATTGAATCTTCGTAGCCTTTGATATAATAATTGTAATCAGACTTAACTTCAGCATAGGCTGTTTGAATGTGCGAGTCTCTCTGGTCTGCTATTTTCTTGTCAATGAGCGTGTCGAAGTCACAAGCGTGGTCTACAAAGGTTTTAGAAGAAATTTCTTCATCTAAAGACTGCTCTGAAGCGAAAATGTCGTCTCCATTGTCAGTAATGATTCTATAAGTCTCTTCATAGTAGGAACCGTCAGCGTCTGTCTTAAGCTCCCTACCTTCTTCCTTAAATGAGATAAAGACCTTATCACTCACTTCTTTATCGTCAGATGCGAAATAGATTGAACCGTCATCGTTTCTTGCCCAAAATGCTGCTGCGAGATATCTTATAGGGTCAACTTCTTTCGACTGCCTATCTGTGAGTGGTTTTGATTTATCGTAATTTGGTAGTGCGTTTTGAGAATCTACAATAAAGATAGGGTTTCCAAACGTAATTCTGTTGAGATTGTTTGCACCTGTTGCAAGATAGTCTTTTACAACCCTGCTATTGGTCTGCTTTATCTTTTTCCCTCTAATGTCAATAATGTTCATTTTTTATTTCCTTCTCTGTAAATAGTCTTTCTACAGAGATAATAGGTCAAATTTAGGCTCTGCGAGTTCGTCCCTTATTTCTCTTCTTCTTCTGTCAATAGTGCTGATTCTTCCCTCTAGGAGGTTTATTCTTGCCTCAACATCTTCCCTAAGAGGTAGGTCTCCTCTTATGCTTCTTAAATCAGTTCGTTGAAGATAATTGTTTGGGTCTCTTTTTATTTCACCAATCAGTCTCAATAATGACATTCTCTCAGATTCTAACTCTCGGTCTTCTTGTTCTAAAGTCATCTTAAGGTCTTTGAGTGAGCTTATCAATCCAGAATTAACAGAGCCGACCAGAACTTCCTCCTCTTGGATACCTTGAACCTCTAATTCTTCTGGCTCCTGTAACAACTGTGCATTAATTCTCGTCACAGGTGGTTTGAGAATAAAATAAGCGTCGTAGACTGGTAAAGATTTAAACGGGTCTGAAACTTTAATTCCCAACTCTTCAATTGTTGTAAGTTTTAGTCTACAAAGGATTTCCTCTCCAGCAACAGTCAAGAACGTTCTCTTACTAAGACTTTCCCAAACTGGCTCCTTTATCTGCTTGTAATTCTTCCTCTCTCTTTCATTGTCGAATACAACTTCATTGTCACCAAAGTTTTTTAAGTAGTCAATCTTTGCAAGGAATGAGTAATTCACTCTGAATTTTGGTCCAGTGAGTTCAAAGCCCTTGGCTAAAGACTGGCTTTCAAACTCTGGAAACAAAGACTGAATCTGTAGGGGTGCGAACTTAAGATTCTCTCTAGTTGGTGGCTTTAAGTTATCGATGCTCGAATAGACTCTTCGCAAGTCAGACTCTGATAGCAAGCCTCCTGGGGATGACTTCTGAATTCCTACATTAATAATTGTCTCTCTCATCAGGTCATAGACAATAGATGCGGGAGAAGACTGAGAAGTTTGTTCAGAGTCTTCACCTTCTTCACAAGCTCCTGTAGAAGTCGTGTATTGGTCCTCCAGACTTTCACTACGACCTAAAGAGATTATTCGACCATCAACTTCCTCCCAGCCCTCAACAGGGTCGATGCCTGTTTCCCTATTTTCGTCAATTCCAAAACAACTAGCAACGTTTTCAATTCGAACATCATTGGTGTCGGATTCCAGAGTGCTGCTTGAGGGTGGGTTAAAAGAAATTCCAAAAGAAGAGAAGATGTTATTATCAAGAGCATTGCCTGAATTGTCCTTAAATTGAACCATTCTATCTTCCTTTTTCTTTTGCTGGTCATTATTATCCAAAACACTTGGAATAGTAATCCTGCTTTTCTTTATAATAGTAGGTGTCATAAAAGCTGAACTTGGTCCAGAAAAGTCAACTGGTGAATCTGGCTCTAGCGATTTGGAATTCTTTTTTGGAAAAGTAGCCTCTGGTGTCTTTGATGTGAAGAACTTTTCTAACTCCAAATTCAATCTCTTTTCCCATTCTCCTGCATCAACTATTTTAAGACCAGTCGTATTCTTTTGCTCTTCGGAGATTTCTAAAATCTCGCCGTCGATTTGACCTGCATCTTCTGGATTGGTCAAGAAGTCTAAGCCATTGCCCTTTTCTATGTTAGAGTCAAATGTTGCATTTGCAAAGAACTTTTTGTCAGTTATAATAAACTTTAAGCCAGAGCCAATTTTAGATTTTGAGTTTTGGTCTATTGAGACTTCAATTGTGGTCGAAAGCTTTGCAATCAAAAGGTCGAAGACCTCAACCATAAATCTAATAAAAGATGGTGTCTCTGCGATAAGTCGCAAAAGTGGAATAAAGGTTGTCTTTCCGAAAATAGATAACACCCTGTTGTATAAAATTAGAGAGCGTGAAATGTTCTGCCTCTCTATAGGTGTGAATGCAAAATCCTCTTCGAATCTATTAAGGTTGGGGTTGTAAAGATAGTCTTGCTTCATAGCGGGTGCCTCGACCCTTGCAAGAATAGAAGACAGGTCGTGCCTACTTATTGAAAGCTCGTCAATAATATCCTGTAGAAACTGTCTTGTTCCATCAATAAAATCAATCTCTATTCCGTATTGGTAAAGACCGTCTGTTATGTCTATAATGCTTTTATCAGTTCCAGTAAAGAATCGGACGCCAGTGTTATTGGTGTCAAGTGAAATGCTCGATTCTCTTATTGAACCTTTTTCATCAGAAACTTCGACGAGCTTGTCGTCTATTTGTCCAGTAAAAGCAATAACTTCTATTTCCTGATTTCTTTCAAAGTCTACTTTACCTCCGTAGGGTGTTCCCAAAGAGTTTAAGGTTTCGACATTGCGAACACGCTTTCTCAGAAGCTTCATTGTTCTTATTTTAGAATAAGATAAAAGTCGTTGTTGTGACGCCGAATCCATCTTGTCTAGTATCTTACCATAGTGACCAAGTTTTCGAATCATAGTTGCCATATCAATCGCAAACATAAATCTTGCTTCGCCAGGCAAGCCCCTTGTCAGCCAAACGTCAGAATAGAAAGTCTGTCTTAATGTTTCGACACTTGACTGGTCTGCTATTGCGATTTCCGATAAGGCATTGTGAAATAAAGTTTCGTCAATTTCTAGCTTATTTGCTCTCTCTAGTATTCTAAAGTCTTGAATCTTTGCGTTAGGAACTCTTTTTGTTGTCAGAGGTTCTGGAAAGCTTCCATTTTCGATAAGGTCGTTACCTGCTTTTCGTGTCCCTGCAAACCATTGCCCATCCCTTGGATGTTTTGGTCCGTTCCAAACTTCCCCTTCTTTTGTTAAATAAACAACTGAAGTTGAAACCGTTTCTCTATTTCTTATCACTTCTTCATAAGAGACCTTGCCATTTTGTCTAGCAGACTCTTCTTGCTGAAGCATTGACATAAGCTCTACGTTGAAGAAGTCTTCCATCTCTTGAATGTCGATGTATGCAAAGGCTGCGTAATTAAGCTCTTCTGGCTCTTCATCTAGTTTAAACGTTTCAGAGAAAACAAACTCGTGAAATGAAGTTCCATCACTCTGAATTGTTCTTACTGAATTATCAAAGTAATCCTCTTCGCTTGGCAAGACTTCGTTCATTGAATAGGTTACAACCTTGATGTCTTCCCTTTCTGTAAAGTCGATGATGTTTTGTGCCGTAGTCAGAGTCATTGCTGGATTCACAATAGCTCTTGCCGTTTTTGAAGATGCTTGAAAAAGAGCTACCTTTATGAACCTTGCAAAGTCCTCTTGAGCGAACCAGCGGCTGATTTTGTCCTTTTCTATAACGTCATAGGCAGACAGATTCACTGTCACTGAAAGACCAGATGGTCTGCTCGTCTCTATTGTTACCCTTGTTATGTCGACGCTTGGAACAAGCATTCCTAATAAATCTTCTTGTTTAATAGCCATTAACAGTCATCTCCAAACGGGTCTTCAACAGTTGTCTCGTAGATATCAACCTCTCCGACAACAGTGTCTTTTGTCTCAGGACATTCAACTTTGAGATAGCCTCTCTTGCTGAAATCTGTTCTGTAGCCCAATTCGCATAATAAATCCTTTTCAATCTCTTTATCCCTAAAAATGTCAAAGTAATATTCTACATAAGTTTCGTCGATGTCTTCAACGTTTAATTCTTCTTCAATTTCATCGAGAAGAATGCCGTCCTTTATGTTATCATGCTTCTTTATAAAGTTCAAGGGAATTAATGTCTCAACAGTATTTCCTTCGACAAGCTCTTCCTCGACGATGAAAACCTCTACATCAAAGTTTTCCGTGAGTGGTTCTGTATTTGCCTCGTCGACTTCTAGGACAAAATATTGTGGGTCGACCTTTACCACTACATCAAGACCACTCTGTTTGACGAACTCTTGGTTATCCTCATAGAAGTCAAGAACTGTTGGTTCAACCTCGTCGAGACTACCATCTGAACCTTGCGTAAAGTCTGAATTTCCCTTTGACAAGAGAGATTCACCTATCGTCGTCTTATACATTATCTTATCGACATTGATTTGAGGAATCTGCAATGTTGGCTGGTCGCCTTGGTCTACAGTTGTGTCTGATGCTATCTGTGAGCCATAAAGATTTATCTGCCAAGCTGGAAAATAGTCGTTTAAAACCGAAGACTTGCCAAGTGGGGCTGAAAGTGAATAGTGCCTTTCTGGTGTTGCTTGAAATGACTCTTTCAATTCCTTGTTGCCAGTTCGAACTAATTCTACCTGTTTATAAACTCTTTTTTCAGCAGATGAGAATGAAACCTGAACTTCATTTGTAGGAGTTTCTTCCAAGATTCTAGTCTCAGCATAGTTCTGCTCTTCTTGAGAATCACCAGAGTATTTCCAGTCATAAACAATGTCATCATCGAAGAATGAATAATAGACTGGTTTGAATTTACCCTTCGACAATAGGTGCTTTCCAAATGCCGTAAGCTCAATTTCTAAAACTTCTTCTTTTTTGTCTTTAAATGCCATCTCTTCTATTCCTGGTTCCTGTTATTATCCTTAACTAAGTCCTCTGGGTCAGTCTCTATCTCAATTCCTGACTCAATCTTCGCCATCTCGATTAAACTGAAAAAGTCATAAGGATAGTTATAACTATATTCTGGCTTCTTTTTTCCGACCTTGAAGTCAAACTTAAATCTTGAGTCTTCTCTGGAATCTTTTGCCATTTCGAAGTAGTCAGCACTTGCCTTCCTCTTCACTTTAAAAACCATCCAGCGGATATCTGATGGAATTTCATTTCCTTCAAAGAACTCGCTTGGTCCTAAGTCATGAATGATTTGTTTTTCTTGTCTAACAGCTTTATTAGCTATCTCTGGCTTAACGCCTTGCCAAATGTCAGCAAGGTCTTGTTTTCCAAGGGTCTGTGTGAACTCAAAGAAATACATTACAAAAGGATTTTCGCCTGCTGACATAGGATAGGTGATAAAATCATAACGAGGTGGAAGGTTATATTTCTTCATCATCTTAATCATTCTTGAGATTGTAGTCTCTTGCTTTGGCTCACCCAAGTCTGCTCTCTCCGTCGATGTGATTGCTGGTAAGCCATTTTCAATGTTGCTCTTTTGAGCTAAAAAGTTCTCCTTAGTTATTGAAATAAAATTTCTTCCGTCAACCTTTGTTGTTCTTACTTGCTGCCCTTCTGTTTCTCTAATAGGCGGAGTGGGGTCGATTCGGACAGGGGCGATTGTTCTTCCGTTAGTCGAAGTCGCAGAAGCCGTGTTGATAGGTAAGCTAGAGACGTTGCTATTAAATCTTGAACCTTCTCTTATATATTGCGAGAGTGGTGCGTCTCCCCTATCAAGGAACGGTATCATTACAATCGCCTCTGAAATTTCTCTGGATTCTGCGATGTCACCAATCTTTTCCTGCGTGGCAGTGAATCCGCACACGTCGATTAATGAGCCAGCAGTTCTATTTGAATTCCCTGGGTTTGAAAAACTCTCCTCGATTGAAACGAAAATGCCTTCTGACTGCTGTGGGATTGAGCCATAGCCAGCCCAGGTTCCAGTGCCGCTCTCATAAGAAGGGGTGCCATCGGTGGAGACGGCGGATTTGTCGTTTGAGACTTTGTAGTTAACAGATGTGGCAGCACCTTCATAGTTCAAGGTCTCCTCTTGCTTTATCTCGTAGACACCTGCATCTTGTCTAACAACTCTTGTAACACCATTTTCAGCATTATTAAAATTAAGAACTGGACATTCGAACTTTGGTGAAATTACCCAAGTGTCATAAGCAGTTCCTTCTGATTCTACCGCTGAAGTGACAACAGCTTGACTTTGATTCTCTGAAAGAGGTTTTGCGACACTGACAGATGTATCAAAGTTTGTCTTTTTAACCCTCGCCTTACCAGTAAGATTGAACGACGACCTAACGGTCATTCTTGACTTCCAGGCTGGCGTGTCCTCGAAGTAGGAGCCTGACGCTTGTGATTCAAAGTAGTTGTGCTGCTCTTCTGTGATGTCCTCCGTTGACAATCCAGAAAGAATCTCTTCTAGCGTGTAAGTTCTACTCTCACTAGGAACAAATGACATTCTTGTTGTCGATTTGCCGTGTAGATAAGGTGGAACATAGGGTGCTTGGGCTGGACCAGCAACAAGGTCTTTCGGTTCACTATAGTCGGACAATTTCTTCCACTTGAATGAAGGTCCGAAATATCGACCCTCTGACGAGGTTGGTGATAGTGCAATCTCAAATCCTCTTGTCTTCTGAACACTTACGTCCATGTAATAGGTCTTACCAGCAGTCATTGCCTTGAACTCGTTCTCTGGCTTTGAAGCTATAGTTGTAAGACCTTGATTCTTCAGGAAGAACTTAGGAACTTCTGCTAAGAAGTTATTTATCGCCAACTCATATCTAATATCACTACTGCTCTCATCTGACCATTCGAAAGATGGGTAAGAGAACTGCTCCAACTCCTCACCATACAACTTAGATTTTAGGCTATAATATTCTGGCGTCATTAGGTAAAATTTGAATGGATTCTTTTCTACCTGGTCTCTTTCCCTCTCAACAGGGTTATAGAAAGATATTGGTCCTTGCGTCGTTGCCCTATCGGACTGAACAACTTGACCTTGCTCTCCTTGCCTTAGTTCTGTCGTCATTCCAAAGATTGTGGCATCCAAGAAACCAGAACCTGTGTTTGAACTGGAAATTGAAGAAAAGTCAATGTTGCCGTTACTGTTAAGAATCTTTAATCCGAGTTCCGAGGCAATCGAGTAATTCGACCAGCCAATCATAGTGTTTCCGTCGAAGGAATTGGTTGAATTTAAGACGCCCATGACCCTTGTGGATTGGATTGTCGTTAATTCTCCGTAAGTCTTTCCAGAGTTCTTGAATTTCTCCGAACCGCCAGTAAAACTCATGGAGTCCATTTCTTCTTCTTTATTACGAAACGCTTCTTCTCCTTCTTCGCTAGGGAGGCTAGGGAGGGAATCTGGTCCTACATAAAATAATCTAATCTTCCAACTTCCGTTGGTTTGAATTCCTAGATTGGCTCCTTCAAAAAGCTGTGGCAGTCCTCCTTTATAAGTCTCTTCAAATATTTGCGCTATTTTATCGTCTGACCCAATTATATCATCGGAGCGAGATTGTCCAAATGTATAATTTGGTGTGGTGCCTGGAATGGCGATTACTGACAATTCTTGATTTTTATTTATTGCTCTACAGAGCTTTACTGCAATTTCTTCATTCAATCTAGCTGAAGTAATCTCCGATTGGCTCGTGCTAAACTGGTTCGCAGAAGTCCTTTCTACCTCTCCCGTTGTAGAATTTCTTCTTGCGATGGAAAGCCCCTCTGGGGTTCTCCTGAAGTCAACCTTGACGTCCCAATCTATTCCCTCATTAACTGGAACATTCGGGTCTCCAATTGAAACTCTAGTTGTTTTCACCTCTGGGCTTCCATTTGAACCTTCTTCTACGTGACTAATAGTCAGGAAAGTGCCTTCGGCATTCCAATCAAAAATCTCAAGGTCACTGTGGTGGAAAATCTGCCCTTCAAGATTGACGGCACGAGAAGTTCTTGACAAATAGTCTCTTGGATTAAGGAGTGCTTCAAACGGAAGTCTTGTGTCTGGTTCTTGTAGAATTACGAAACCATTACCCTGAAGACCTTGCTTGAAGGAAGGTTGGCTTTTTGCTAAGTTTGAATCTGCAAAATCACCAGGCTTGTTTCCAAGTGCTTCATTGACATCGTTCCTATCTGTTCGAGGTGCATACCAGTTTGGAGCATAAGTGGCGAAATCAAATGAACCTGAGCCAATTACAGTTCTATTATCATCGACGAAGTTCTGCTCAAGACCTGTTTTATCAGTAAATGATGCCCAGTCTACAGATAATCCCGCTTTTATAGAATTATAAAGAATTCCTGGTGCAAAAAAGTGTTGTAACGCAGTCTGAACCTGCTGTTCTTTGAAGAAGGTACTAGACTCGTCTGAAATCTTGCTAATCTTGTCTGAAAATAAGCTTGCTATTTGGACTGTTCTATCTTGTGGATAAAATCCTTCATAAGGAAGAAGCTTCTTTATAGCACTTACTTTTAAGTTTACTCTTAACCGAGGCTTTCTACCAAGTGCCTCGTGGTCATCGACAACCTTTTCCAAGAACTTAACGTTGTCAGTGTGGACGTAAGAGTTGAAGAACTCATCATCCCAACCATCACAAGTCTCGGTCTTCTCTACATAAGGAACACCGATTCGGTGCCAAACAGGAAGGTCGAAGTTTGCTTGGGTCTGGACTAAACTATATTCGAAAGCTAGGTTTGGATTCGTTACCGATGTCCCCGTGTCATCTATAGTGATTCCGTTTGTAGAATAGTTGATGTCCCACTTTGTAGTAGCGGATGTGTAGCCAGCGAAGATGTCAGAGTTCTCTTTATCCTCTAAGATGTTCCCTGGAATTCCATTATTATAGAGCCTGTCCAAGCTTGCTTCTGATAAAATGCCTGTCCATAAAGAGTGCTCGTCGAGCAGACCACTAAATGACATTCTTTCATTTGCCTCTAATTTATTCCCAAGAGAGTGCGAGAAACTACCGCAGCCTAAAGCGTATCTGTCAATGATACGACTTTCGAGATTCAAATCAGTGTCAAGATTTTCACCCCAAGGATAACTTGCAGTTGGAAACTTACCTACTGGGCAAGGCGAGTAGCCGTAGATATCTGCGACTTGTGATGTGTCAATCGCCTTTGCATGAACGCCATAAACTTCCACACCATTGAGCCACATCTTTATCATCATTGGTCTTGTTGCATTCAAGAACGGAACAAGTTGAAATGCTACGTGGTTGAATTCATCTGGTTTCAAAAATGCTGGTGTTCCGTCGCTATTGAAGAAACAATAGACCGAGCTTGTAGTGAGAATCTTATTGAATTCTCCATTGACCACATCTTTCGAGTCTGAAAAGACAACTGTCAAGCCAAGTTGGTCTGAACTGTGAACCTCTGATTTTACACCGTTTGGGTGCTTAAATCTTGACATCAAAACAATACTCTCATAATTTCCAGCGAGGCGAGAACCCTTGTTTCCGAGGGTCGCAATGGCTGAATTATCCCTGCTGTTCTGTAGTGAAGAGTCTGGTTGAGCCCAAATGGAGAATGTGAAAGCCTTTTCACTCAATTTAAGAAACTGGTTGTCGCTAGTCTGAGAGACTTTATTTAGCCTAACTGCTAAGAAATCATCTGATGTAGAACTTAAGTTAAATTTAGCCGCTGCGTTATAACCAGACATATATGGAAAGACAGGTTCACGACCAAGTGCATAGGTTGGTCCAATCTTTCTGCCAGTTAAGATGCTGTTTTCTAAAGTAAATGTTTCTGAAGCCTTTATTGGGTTAAAATCTGCATAAACCTTAGCTGCATTGTTTATCACATTAGTGACATCACTGAAGGCTGAAGGGTAGGCTCCTATTGTCACACGCTCATTTTCAAAACCACTTAAAGAATAAACTGTCTCGTCCTTTGTGGTGACAGTCTTTCCGCTGAATTGAGTGTGAGTTTTTCCTTCATGGCGGTTGGCGTCATAGGATGCGCCGTCTAGAGATAAGAAATTATAATTCTTTGCTCTAAAGTCTCCGCCTTGTTCATTAACATACTTATCCATGTGTTGTGAAATTCTGAACTCTGATAAGATTCCATAGTTCTGACCTATGGAACGAAGTTCTAAGTTGTAAGAATCATAATCGTTATAAGCAGGCGAATTGTCAGACAATTCTGATGTTCTGCTAATCCAGCCTGATTCACGACTGCCTCCATTGAGAGGATTGTAATAGAGTTGAGCCGCAGGTGTTGGTGCGACCTGTGTCTCTTTTATAGCGTCCGAGCTATATCTTACAACCGTTTCCGTCGCTGGCTCTGCCGCTGGGAGACTTTCGAGACCTGATGTCGTTGTTGTTAACGCTGAATCAGGTAATGTTGAGTGTTTTCTACTCTTTATCCAATCGAAGTATCTCTGTTCTCCAACATAAGATAAATCGCCAATAACGTTATAAACTGTCTCAACTCCACCGAGGGTTTGTGAATAATAGAAATTATCCATTGAGAAGTTCGAGTTCTTCTGTTTTAAGAAGTTTTTCTTCTCTTCAATTGTCGCCCAACCAAGCTTGTTCGGGTTTGAATCTTTTCTAATTCTATCAAGGAACTTATCTTTCCAAAAGACGTTATAATCGTCCAGCTTTGCTCGCTCACGAATCTTTGTCAAGCCAACATTTCTATGCTTTGGATAAACAATTTCACTGTAAATAAATTCTTTGTAGCCCAAGTTTGAATCTACATTACGCAACTCTGACATCACCTGGTCATAGAACTGAACAGGGTCTTTAACTACAGAAACTCTTTCTCTTAAATTTGGATTTGCAAAGAACTCTAAATTATTTGAATAAGATGCAGTATAGTCGGTAAGAATTATTCCTGGTGAATAAGCATCTACTTGTGTAAGCTCTCCTATGGAACCTCTCGTTTGAAGATTCCAAGTAACAACAGGTTCAACGTAGTTTTCAAAAGTGTTTTCGTCAGAGCGACTAATAACTGAAATGGTGTTTTGTCTTCTTTGTTCTATAACTAATGGTCTGTCCTGACCACGGAATAACTTCCAGCTTGCCCCCTGATAAGGTCCATTTCTATCTAGAAAAAGGTCGTTTGGTGTGTAGTCTCCAGACCCAGATAAGGGCATAACGCTACCAGATGGTTCGACGAGACCACTTTCAATTGATAAAGTCTTTGTAACCAAGGGGTTATAACTTTGAGAAACGAAAGTGATGTCTATTGAAGCGTTTGAATAGCCAGAAACATAACCGCCGAGTCTTGGATAAACTGTTGCCAAGTTATCGCAATCAATAACCGAAGAGTCTGGTAAAGCAGAAGCTGTAACCCAAGCATATTGAAAATCTGACCTTGGCAATTGATGACCAATAAAGAAGTTGTCATAGTTTGTTATGCAACCATAAGAGCCAGAGTGGTTCGAAGGGTCATCCTGAATTTTCAAACTCATTCTTACTGAAGGGTTTCTATTGTTCTTCTGATAAGCTGCTACGCCGTCCAAGCCAGTGTTGAAGCCTTCCATCAACCTATAGCCCTGTGAGCCACTTTGGACTGCACTGTGTTGTGTTTGCCAGAAGTTTAAGTGAGTTCTTACAGTAAGGTTTCTAAAGTTCAACGAATTGTAGGAACTGAATTCTTCTGCTTCTACGTCCATCTGACCTCTTGGAACTGTAAGAGGGTCACCAGGTGCAGAGAATCTTTCTACGAAAACGTGCTCTGTTCTTCCGAAGGTCGTTGCGTCAGCATTCTCATCCCTATTTGGAAGAGTGAAATCGAAAGCGTCTGTAATAGCAGAAGAGGCTTGCTTAACAATCGAGTAATCTGGGTTTCTAACCAAGAATCTATTGTTCTGAGTTCTTCCTGATGTTTGAACAACTTGATAAACTCTTGAATAATTACCAAGAGGTCCAGGCTCACCTTCTTCGAACTTAATGTTCTCGATATTCAATGGTCTCTTTGCCAACTCATCTCTCGTGTAACGAGCAGATGGATTGTTTGGGTCTACTTCGTGTGGGTGGCGAAGAGTATCCGCAACATTTAAGTAAAGCTCTGGTCTGTCAGCGGCTGGTGTTGCAAGATAAACGTGACGGTGCTGATTACCACCTACCCATTGATTGGTAAACGGACCTTGAATAGGAATCTCTGCGTCGTCGCCGTAAGAGTCATTATGGATGTTTGTTAACTCAGCAGCACCGCCAGTTGGTGTCTCTCCATAGCGTGGAAACATCCCCTGTGAGCCCTTTAAACTCTCTTGTGTGCTCGTTACAGAGTTCGTGAGCGTAATCTTGTGTGCTCTTCTAAATTTTTCTTTATCACCCTTATCATAGCAAGTTTCTGGGTTAGGTTCAACACCATTTAACTCAATTCCTGAAGTTCCAGTCGTGATAGTTGTTGACGCTCTAATAAACTCATTCGGGTCTTTTGTTATCTCTGCGTAGTTTGCTCCGCCTCGAATAGTTAAAGCTTTGTCAACTCCAAACTTATAAGGCTTTGACAATCTTCTAACAGCATAAGTGCTGCCCTCATAGGAAGTGGTTGTTGTGTGGTCATATAAGATTGGCGAAGCTTCTTCTACGAAAACACTTCCTCTCTTGACAACCTTTGTCTGACCTTTAATATCTCTAACAGCAACGTTTCTAATTGTCTCTCGGTCATCATCGACCGTAGAAACTCCCGAAGTGACACCTGGGTCAGTTCTTTCTACTCTTTCATCGTTCCACAAGCAAGCATCGCCTGAAGGTAGGGCAAGGTCTCTTACGATTGCCGTGTCACCATTTAGGGTTCCGTTGTTTGAACCCTTTTGGTCGATAACCTTATCTGCTCCTGCTGTGTCGCCTTCTCCGAACTTCCACCAAGAAATAACATCATTATAAGCAGAATGCTCTACTAAGTCAAGAACTATTCCGCCATTATAGAGGTCAGTCACTTCTGTTTGTGTTAAGTCTCTATTGAAGAATGCCAGATTAGACATCTTGCCCTCGAAAGGGTCCGTAGTTGTTGCAAGAGTTCCGATTCTTACTGGGGCTGTTCCATTTTCCATCGCTACATAGGCGACATTTCCAATTCGGTTGTCCAGCGACTGAAGGGTGCCGTCGATGTACATTTCAATTCCATCTTCAGGGTCAGCCTCGGTTGAATCAAAGGTTACAACAAGGTGTTGCCACTTGCCAAGGGTGAACGCACCTGTTTTAAAGGCTGAAATGGAAACCGCAGCCGATGTGTCAATCATAACAAGTGTTAATTGATTAAACGGGTCGTGCTGGAGGTAGTATTCACTGTTTGAGGCGAAGCTGTTATATTTGGAAACGATAGTCCCTGGTGAACTCACCGTCGTTGGAATGTAAACCCAAGCTGCAATAGAGAATGAGGAATCTGTTGTTCCATCTCCAAAGGATAAACTATCAGCGTCAGGAACATTGATAAAGTCCGCTGCTCCGTCAAACTCTGCAACCTTTGTTATTGGTGCCGAGCCAGACTCCCAATCATAAAGCATTTCCCGAATGCCTCTTACCTGACCCTCTGGGATGTCCTGTTTCATTTCAAGAGTTGGAAACTTTGTCCAATACTTGTTTCTCTCTAAAGTATGGTTCTCGACCATCGTTCGAAGAGTTGAGGAGAAATTGCTTGAAATAGGAATAAGCTGTTCAATCATCATTCCAATTGAAGAGTCAAGCCACTTATAGAAGTGAACATATTTCTCAAGACTTGGAACGTTTTGAACCTTTTGGAAATAGAGTTGTCTAAACTTCTCTAGTGCCTTGTAGTTCATTCGATATCTGTTGACTGGCTGACCAATCAAGTCATTGAACTCTACGATAGAAGCGAATAGATTAATGATGTCATCATCAATAACCTGATACATGCTCTTTTCAGCAGCAAAGAAGTGAGTGATTGGTCTGGACTCTCTTGTGAATTTATCGTCGTCTTGAGTTCTAATCTCAATAAGGTCTTCTGAATTTAAGACCTCTGGTGTTCTATGTTTTGCAGAGTAAAGGAACTCTTTGTTTACGACCTGTTTATCGTCTGCTAAGAATCTCCTGCCTCTACCAGTTATTTGTTTATCTAATAAGTCAGTAAACCAGCCATAACGACCGTCTGTTATTCTGTCCGACAAGTCTTCTACAATGAACTCGCCTGAACTGTCTGCTGCTGTTACGTTTGAGAAATCCCAAAAGAGTGCAAGAGTATCTTTTCTTGGAACTCGGATGTCTGTTGTGAGACCACTTGACAAACTTGTTACAAAAGCATAGGCATCAGCGTTTGGGTTTAGTCTACCAAAGTTGCTTGCATCTGAAGCGTGTCCCTTGATTTCTGCGTCTGATAGATAATCATACCAAAATCTAACCGAAGAGACCTTGATGTCAGTGTCTCTTACTGTTGTAGCGTTGGTAGGGTCTGCATCTGTCTTTAAAGCACCTACTGAAACAAACTTTGCCAACTCCATTGCTGCCCGAGCGTTAGAAGAAGTTATAACGGTAGTTTTTGTGAACTCCTCTTCAACTTCATCTGCAAGCATCTTAACGCCGTAGAACTCAAGGTTATAATCAGAAGTTGCACCACCTAAAACTGTATCTCCAATTTCTTTTATTGGTGAAAGCCTTACTGCAAAGTTCCACTTTGAGTTATCATAAGTCTCTTTATAAGTTGCGTCCGTCTCGATGTCAGCACCGAGAAGAGTAGATGATAGAGCGAACTTTATGTTTTCAGACGTAGCATCGTCCTTCTTTGCATAAATGCTGAAGATTGGGTTTATGCTTGCCTGATAAACAGCGTCACCTGAAGCCAATGAATCTGCCTCACCAAGCATTGCAATCTGCTTCTCAAGACCAGTTGGTGAAACATAGTTTGGGTGCTCCACTGAAAGTCTCTTTGGAAAAATAGCCTCTGCCTCGAAGGTAAGAGAAATAAGGTTGCTCTTTGCAGATGGAACGCCTGGAATAAAGGATGATGTCTCTGCTCGTGCTGCTACCTCGTTTGAATAGACAAGTGCATCATTTCTATCTGGGTCATTGAAATCTACAACATTCTTTTTAATGGCTGTTGTTCTTCTTGTATCCTCAAGCGTGTAATCAGAGTTATCAGAATAAAGATTAATCTTAATTAATTCATCATCAACGCCAAAGCAGCGGATGAGATTTCTAAACGCTTTTTCAGCACCCTTTGACTTGTAGATATAAGAGACATTGTTGTAAATGTTTTGATAAATAACATTCTTAATGTCTTGAATCTTTTCGTCGAAAAGCTCTTGCTCGCCTCTTGAGAGAATCTCTTCAAAAGCCGTAGCCTCTACAAACAAGTCAGGAACTATAAGACCAGTAGACTCCAAAGCCCTGTTAACAAAAAAGAATGGCTTGTCTGATTCTTCTTCTAAAGAATAGTATTCGTTGTTTTTTAAATTAGTTAATTCGCTTATCCGAAGATGAGTGTCATCGAAGTGACTACTGATAACTTGTGTTAACTCTTTAATGTTCTGTCCATTGACGTCATCTTCTTCAAGAATCCAAGCTGGCATCGTGTGATAGATAGAGGCATTATTTGTGTAGTCGTGAGTCTGACCTAAGAGTTTATATTCTTCCAATGCCGAGACGTAGCTCGGATGAGTTGAGTAAACAATTGGGTCGGGCAATTCATAATCGTCGGCATCGACAAGACCTGATTCGTTAATCGCTGAACCTGTGTTTCTAACTGTTGAAGAGTAGTTTGCGATTGTTCCGTTTGAAATTCTTCCTGAATAATCGAGAACAGTAGCGTCAATAGAATCGTCTGTTGTAATACCTTCGTTGAATTTGTAATAAATTCCGAGGTCTACGATGTTACTCTCTTCGCTATATTTATTGTTGTCTGTGTTTGTTCCACCTGTAACTTGTGTGAACCAATGTCTTCCTATCTGTTCTTCTGTTCTTCGCTGCTTCCAGAAGCGGAATTCGTCAACATAAAAGCCATCAGCAGACAAAGTTCCAGTAGATGTGCCATTTATGTTTAACTTTGAATCAACCTGGGTAACTGAACCAATAGCTGTTCCAGTTGCCTGAGTGTGGACTCTTGTGCCGTTCTTATAGACCTCGACCTTTACTTGACCGCCTTCATTGACAAATGAGAATGCCAAGTGGCTCCAAGTCGTGGTAATTAAATCAACGATGTTTGTAGTTGTCGATAAGCCAGAAGCAGTGTCGTCTCTATAGACGAGGGTTAGGAGACCATCGGTTGTTCGAAAGCGAACGGACATTATAATAGACTGTGCTTCATTTCCTACGTTGAACGTAACGAATGAGCCAGAAAATGTGGACTCAAGTTTAGCCCAAAATTCAACAGTGTTTCCTAATGCCCCGTCAATATAGAGATTAGAGTTTCTATAAATTGAGGTGTCCCAGATGTTAGAATTACCTGATTTAACAGGGAACTGTTTAGAAAGCTCTTCTGCTTCGCCTTCTGTAACCCCTGGTTGGTTGTTTGGACCACCTTTCGCCGTTACAGACTGGTTAGTTCCTAATTTTACATAACCAGTTGACTTAGGATAGGCATTGTCGAATATCCATCTGTCTAGATAGGAGGATTCGTTTTGCCACTTTTGAATCTCGGATGTCGAACCATCATAAGGAAAGGTCTTATAGACTCTTGCGAATGAATCTTCATAGTATTTTTCAGCAGAGCCATAACGAGAAAAGTTCTTTGGGTCTGAAAAGTCAACGTGAGGGATAAGAGTATTCTCTGACTTTACAACATCACTTACCAACTCTGCTGACTCGATGTCGTTAGTGAGGTTATCTGCTTGTGTTTTAGTTACGACTTTATTGTTTAATCGCTTGTTAAACAGATTTTTTACGCTCATTAATCTACCCTAAATTTGAAAGTCTCTGGTTGTTCCAATAGTTCGCCATTTACAGAGAACATTAATTTGATTCCATACATGTAGCCACTCTCCAAGAGTGACATATCAAAATCAAAATAACTGCCTAAAGCGTCATAAGAAGCTAATGTGTGGTCATTATTTAAAAGCGTTGTTCCAATTCCATAATCAATAACAGTTTCGTCATCAACCATTCGAACAATCTTGTAATAAATCTTTTCTACAATGTTGTTTTCTAACTCTTTACTTGCTACCGTATAAATAGTTGGATTCCAATCTTTTACTCTAGTGTAAACTCGGAACTTTGCCGTTTCCTCTCTTGAATAGGATGATTTCATATTTGTAATGTCTACAACGTAGTCAATCTCGCCTGCATTAGTCTCTGGCTCTCTTGTTAGAAGCTTTATTGAACCAGTTTTTATTGTCGTTGTGCCTGCTACTACCCATTTTTCGTATATGGTCGCAACAGTAACGTCGCTGCTAATCGTAATAGTCCCCTTATAGACTCCCGTCTCTGGGTTTGTGACTGCTGCTGTGCCGATGAGAGTCTCTGGTGTTAGTGTAGAGCCTGAGAACAATTCTAAGGTTACTACACCTGTTATATTTTCCCTTACTCCTGAGACAGTGTTGTATAGATATAAACTTTGGACATCGCTGGTAGCCAATGGCGAAGCTTTATAGAATTTTCCTCTATCATCGCCGATGGCATTAGCAGACCTTGCTTCGATAATTGGTCGCTTGAAAAAGAACTCTGATGAGCGAGAAAAGAACTTCTTTGTGTAGAAGTTGATTACGCCTGCTGACTCTGTTGAAGTGAAGGTTATCAAAAAGGCGGTGTCTACATCTATGGTGTTCCAATTATCTACAATAAAAGACGTAATGTCTATTTCCAAATCTTCATCGCCTGTGTCGAAATTCTTGCTGCTGATGAAAGAACCAGCAGGAGGAGTAGAAGTGTCTATCACTCCTTCGCTGGTCCAATTAGCTCCTGTCTGCCTTTCAGCCCAATTTGGAGCACCGATGTCCTTATAAGACTCCATGTCCAGACCGTGACCCTCTAGCCATGCTTCCTCGAAGTGATAAAGATTGAGTGTAAAGTTTTTTGGCAATGTAAATGGGTGCTTTGCATTAAAAAGTCTTAAGACAAATTTTGTATCGGAAGGTGCAGACACGCCATAATAGGTCCATATATCATCTAGATTCGGATAAACAAGAATTCTTGACTCTTCTCTTTTCTGTGCGTCTGTTGCATCAGGGTCAGGGTTCTGCCCGTAGATGAAGAAAACTTCAAGAGAATCTGATAAGCCCATATTAGCATCAGTTGCTCGTGTTTTCAAGTCTTCTTTATAGGCGTTTGTAATAGTTGTATCTTTTGTTGCGTAAAACTTTTTAATAGACATTAGACAATTGCTCCTGTAATGTCGAACGCTGGGAATTTAATTTCATAAAGAACGTTCTTTGGCATCTCGATGTAGCGTCCGTCAGCAGAGGTCGCTCTATCCAAGTCAAATCGGATGTTGGAATAACCTCGGTTCGGATTTGTAGTTCCAATCTTTTGAACAATTTTCACGTCTGTCACATCAAGAATTCCTTCTACTTTTCGAAGCTCACTATAAACGTCAGTTATGAAGAAAGGTTCGCCGATGTCTGGAAGTCTTGAGAATCGCTGTTGTAGCTTACGTTTTGCTGATTCAAGAACATCAAACTTTGATTTATCCATTCGACCAACTGCTACAAACTCAATTGAAAAATTAACTACCTTTGCGTCAAGGATGTCAATAGTATCGCTAATCATCTTATTCTTTTGTAGCCACGTCTTAACATTCTTTTTGAGGATAGAATTAGACTCTGTTAGTGTACCATCTCTATTCTCGGAAATCAAGTAAAGGTTTAAGTTTCTCCTTAAAGAATCATTATCTCTTAAAATCCTGCATCGCTTAACAGAGCCAAACTTTGGTGGCATCTGATAGACAAATGACTCATAGTCCTGTTGGGTGACTGCCCTGTTTTGAGTTGCGAAGGTGTCTCTTATTCTTACCTTAAGTTCATCTGAGTTTGGAAGTGAAACATCTCCTACAATAGGCTCTTCATTATCAACTTCAATAGAGTTTGCAACATCATTTGCTGTTGCTGCGTTTAGTGACGGAAGGTCTTCGAACTCTACGTTATAATCAACTGATTTATTTAACTGACCCACTCTACAATTAACGTTTGTTATGGTATTGCTTCTGAACTCTACAGTTAGTGTTGTGTTCGAAGGTGCAACGCCAAATTTATCACTAGCAATAAGGCGGGTGGGGTCAAATGATTTGTCTTGAATAAAATTCTTTCCATGAGTCTCCATAATAACAGTGTTTGGTTCTGAAATCATATCATCAGGAAGAATGGCATCTGAACTTGAGCCAAATGATAATGTAGTCTTTCTAGCCGCTCGGTCAACGATAAATCTTCTTGGAACCACTACTGGTTTTAAAATCTCCGCTGCTTGGTCGCCTGTGTTAGCATCGTAAGATTCAGTTCCTACCGTCTTGGTTCTGTTTGTCACAGATTTATAAATTACGTTTTGTGATAAATTATCAACCTCGAAGAACTCATTACCTTCAGAGTCTATAACTGAAATAATCTCTGAAATATCAAGTGATTGTAGTTCTACCTTGTTGAACTTCTTAAAAGCTCCAACAGAGACAAACTCTTGACTTAATGAACCAGAGACCACCTCTCCATAAGCCTTGATTGCGTAAAAGGTTGGTGTGCCTGTTGTTTCATCTACTCTTGCAACACGAGTCTCATTTCTTGGATTTCCAAAGAAGACGTCTTGATTTAAAAGGAATGAAGCTCCTGTTGTTGCTCGAAATGTAGAACCTTTTTTAAGGACTGGCATGTAGGCTTGGTCTGGACCAACTCCTGTTGTCGTAGCAGGAATCAAAGCATAAAAAGTTGCATTGCCAACAGATGACGCTGCACCTCTAAATTTAAATCCAAGCTGCTTTCCGAGCTTTAAGATGTTTTCGTATTCCGCTGCTGTCTCTAGAAACGTCTCATTTGCTTGATAGTCAATGTAGAAAGATAAAATGTCGCCAATGTAGGCAACAGTGTCTATCATAAGAGCACCGAAACTTGCCTCGTTAAAGTCCCTAAACGAATCAGGGTAGTATCTTTTTGTGTAGTCTACAAGGTCTTGTTTAATTGAATCAAATTCACGACTTGTGTATTTTATCGAAACTGTTCTGGTCTTGCTCATCTGTAATTCCTCTTCGGTAAAATAATTAGTTTGCCGAGGCTTTTATTTCTAAAGAGTCTATAACGCTAATCGGGTCGATGTTGTATTGAAGACTTATCTTAACACCGTTGCTGGTTATTCCTATTTCTTTCAGGTAGTCCTCTATCTTAACCTCTATTATCGTTACAAATGGTAGATAGAAAGAAACCTGTTCTCGAATCTTTGATTCAATTTCGTGATAGGTCTGCTTTGTGTTGTTTTTAAATAAGTAATTTCGTAATCCGACGCCGAAGTTGGGCTCCATTATTCTCTCACCTGGTGCAGTGAGAACAACCATTTTGAGGTTCTGTGCCACCATTTCTCTATATGTCTTATTAAGAGCATAGCCATCTGCTGGGTCTTTTAATAATGGTAATTTTGGTGATAAGCCGTAAGCCACGTTATTTCTCCTATCTCTAAGTAGAGATTCTAAACATTTTTATCTTGTAAGTTGCATCAGTTCAGCTTCAAGCCTGTTTATTTCTATTCTTGCCTTTCTTTCATCCTCGTTTAGTCTTGTCCATCGGGCAAAGGGGCTTAGGAATTCTCCAGGTCGATTTTCCGTTAAAAGTTCTTGAGGATAAGGTCTCGCATCAAAGTTTCTTCTACCATAACTTGTGTAGTTATTTATATCTTCTTGAAGTGCAAATCGCTGACTCTTTGCACTCTCCAGCCTCTGATTTTCAAGTTCAATCTTTTCTCTTAATTCTGAAACAATTGCATCTTCTCTCTCAGACTGAATGTTTCTCACCTCTGTTGCTTGAGCTTCGGTTGTTAGAAAGTCACGAAGTCCAGTCCTCTGTCTTCTTTCCAGTGGTTCGATAAGTTCGCCAGTGCAAGGGTCTCTTTGTTCGAGCCCCAAGTCTTCAAGTTCTTCATCTGTTTTTGTTCTATTCTTATCGTAAAAGCCAAGACCTAACGCATTATAAAGATTCGTTAAAGGGGTTGGAATGAAGCCAGGAACAAAGGATAGTGGTGCAGAGTAAACTGTTGTTGGAACGTTAACACAAGCAAGTTTCGACAAGAACGCAAGCTGTCTTGCAAGTTTAATGTTGGGGTCGTTTTGCTCAACATAGTCCTTAAATGCTTGAAGTGCTGCATCTTTTGCGGCTTTTGCTGCAAAGTTGAAATTGAAACCCTTATAGGCTTTACCCCAATTAACGCCGAGACCTAGATTCCAAGATAGCTCCCCACAAGGGGTGTCTTTGACACCGAACTCAAGGTCAACAATTGAAGTTAAGTCTTCTGCACTTGTTTCTTTCAAGTTTGGATTCTGCTTTTTCCAGTCATCTTGTTCTGGTGTAATGGTGTAAAATAGAGAATTCAACTGGTCTCTTGTTATTGTGAAAGAATTTCTTATGTCAGCGTTGGTGGATAAAGAAACAATCTCGTGAATAGTGAATGTAGCCTTGTAGTTCTCAATAGGAAAGAAGAAATCAAACAAGACTCTTACTTCAGTAGCATCGAAAAACTCATCGAACGTAAGTTCTGCAAATTGTTCTTGACCCTGGAATGTTGACTCCTCTGATTTATTCTTTACTAATTTTTCATATCGGTTCTCAACCTCTGATATTGGAATTATAAACCGAGGATTATTTGATTCAGAGTTAATTCCAGTAAGTTGTTCTTTGTTTAGTCCGAGAAAGAAACCCCTTTCTTTGCTATAGTTATCCATTCTTGAATAATCAACTTCTGCAAATGCTTCTTCTATCAGAGAAATAGAGTCTATTATCATTGTAGCTTTTTCTACTTCTTCTTTTGTAGCAATTCCTCTGCTTATCAAACTGTTTGCATAAAGTTGAAACTGTCTCAGCGGTGATTGAGGAATAATGTTTGAATCGGGAGACCTGTGTCTATCATAGAAGAATCTATCATTTTCTTTTAACGATTCCTTTTCAAACTGAATCTTTATTATTCTCTCTTTTATCAGTTCTCTTGAAGAACCTACTTCTCTTGTATTGTTTGAGCCAGCAAGGTTATCATTTGTGTTATCAATTATCTCTTGTAACATTTCCCTCACAATTGAAGGTCTGGTTTTTGGTAATAACAATGCTATTTGAAGAGGCTCTATAATCACTTCATATTCCTGCTTTAAAATCTCTATAAATGACTCTTCTTTTGTCTCAGCACCTACAATCTCGTGTACCTCAATTAAGAAGTCATCATAATATTGAGCACTGTATTCAAGCATCGCAAGCTTTACCATGTCTTTTATGAAAGAAAACTTTATCTTATCAAAGTCTCTCGTGGAATCGAAAACAGACATTGTGAAAACACTCTTTAAAAGCATCTCGACAAGATAATGTCTTGAAGTTAATCTGACACAGCCTTCCATAATAGCTGCTTCCATTGGATTTTTTTGGTCACCAGTGGTATCATTCAAGGAATCGTAATCTAAACAAAAGTCTTGGTCGAACTCCCCCTCAATGTCTTTTATAAGGGTCTTGACCTTTAGCAAATGAACATCGCATTCTGGATTATCCGTCTGTGGTGATAAATCAATTAATTCAATGCCGTGGGCAGCGTTGTCTAATTTCTTAAAATAAGGGCTGCTGATAATTCTATCAGAAATGTCTTTTAAGAATTTATTTTTAACAACACTATAAAGGGTCGTTCTCGCATTTTCTCTTATAGCCTCCAAGGAGTTTGAATCTACGAACTCGGTGAATCGGCTTCCAATAAGAGATGCGAAAATGTCGTTTGGTGAATCGCCTTCCAAACCATTTGCTCTAAAATATTGCGAGTAAGAACTTGGAGTGCCCTGTTCCACGATGATTACATCGTTTGAACCCTCATCCCTTTCTACGACTATTCGAGTTAGTTCATCTCCTACGGTTTCATAAACTATTTGAGTAGGTAGTCCAGGTGCTGCTCCGATTTCTAAAAACTCCTGTAACTGAAGACTCTCTGCTTCTAATTCTCCTCTCTTTTCGAAATTATCGGACGCCAACTGAATAAAAGAAGCCTCGGCTTCGCTGATGGTGCGGCGCAAGATGGTCCCGTTTCTGATTATGTCCTGTGCAGTATCTTTAAACTGCTCAACAGTATAGGCTTCAGCCTCGCTGCCTGCAACTAATTCTATTCCAATAAAAATGTTTGAAATATCATCAATTCTTCGCCTGATATTGTCTGCTATGCTATTAGAAACAGGTGTAGATGAGACTGGTAGAATGAATGACGCTGGATTGTCAGGTGCCTGTTCTGGAATTGATGTTTTGATAATGTTCTTAAATTGAGGAACAGGTTCAAACCTGAAAAGTTGCTGACCTTCCTCATTTTCATACTGAACTTGTTCTAATGTTGTGGATGCAAACTCGTTGCCCTCTTTATTAAATGAAGTGGACACAGCACCGAATAGACCCTCTAGAGTCTCTCTTAACATTAGTGAAAAGCTTTCGTCTACAAATGAGGCTGCTCCAGGCTTGTTCGAGTCCTTTGCACAGAATAAATCAGGTGCTTTAAAGTTGTCGGCGAGAGGTCCATTTTCCAATGCCGCCAATAACTGGTCTGCTAATTGTTCTTTTCTTTCTTTATCTTTAGCAAGCTGTTCCTTTATCTGGTCCTCGGTCATTTCACCCTTTTGTCGAAGTAGTTCTTCTCTTAGTGAGTCACTTTCATCTTCGCACAAGAAGTCTTCCACCTTAAGGTCCGTATCTGGAATTTGCTCGTCCAAAATGTCTCTACAGAGTTGAAAGTTTATGAAGTTGCCGAGGGTTTGAAAGAAATTAATTATTTGTGTTTTCGTTTCGAGACCCAATTCTGGATATAACCTTCTTAGCAAGCTTTGTGCTATCTCCAGCGTTTTTTCACTTGGATTGCCCTCTAATAATTCACAGATTTCTACTGGTGTCAAGACATTGAAGAGGTCATCAATAAAGGAAGCTGCCTTCTCTTTATCAAAGTCTCCCTCTACCTTTTCCATTGCATTTAGCAGGTCTTCCAGGCTCGGCGATTCTCCTGCTGGTTCGTCATCGGCGCAGGCTGCTCCCAAACTTGCCAACACACCCTTTACAAGTGAGACGAGAACGGCTGATATCATGCTCTCTAAAGTGTTTTTAAGAGTGGAAACAAATGCTGCTGATATGTCGTCTGTTGGAAGGTCATCAGGAAAAATAGCCGATGGTATCTTATGAATCTGTGACAAGAAGCCTAAAGCTCCGCTAACTTCTGATTTTAACCCTCTGATATCTCCTAAACAAGCTATTGCTTCTGAAATTAAGAATGGAAGGTTTACATTGTTTAAAACCCTCTCGTAAGAACTCTCAAGACTGGTTACTTGGTTTGCTGTCTTTGGAAAGTCTTCTGCTGCCCTACCAGCTAATGCAACTACAGTCGATTTGTTTTTTCTTTCTTCATAAATCTCTGTTTTTCGATTATCGTCAATAAGATAGTTGTCCTCTCTTCTCATTTGCTCAACTGATTTTACAGAGGGACCAATTTCTGACTTTGGCTGTTTATCTAAGTTCTGATTGTTATGAATAATGCTTACTGGTTCTTCTTTTGAAAAGATTCCTAAAAATTCTGTCCAAGAGCCCGCAAATGAACCTATTTCACGCACTCTATGAACAAGTTCTTGAGTCCTCTTTGATTCAACAGGCTCTGTCTTTTGAAAAACGGTCATCGACTTTGACATAACCGTTTTATCATTGTTTTTTTGGTTGAGGTAGGCTACATATGTCGGTTCATAACCCTCTTTCCATCCGATAATAATAAAGTCAGTCGGTGGTGCGGAAGGAGAGGAGGTTGGACCTTTCAATCCGTTTTCGGTAAGAAGCTTTTCAATCTCATCAACGTAAGAAGTAAGATTGTCAGATTCCCTATCGGGGTCGAATGTTTGAATTTCTCCGTCGAACTCTTTCATCCCCTTTCCTAGAGTCTTTATCTTATTAGAGGCGGTGGAGAAAATGTCCAAGAATTTTGCAACTGGTATCTGAATAGAGAAGTCAAATTCTGGCTCTTCTTCTTTATCCTCTAGTGGTTCAATGTATTTATAAGGCAAAGTAACCAAGACTCGCATTGGAATCTTTGCTCGTGAGTCAACATAATAGTCTTCTGCTCTAGCGAAAATAAAATAGTTTTCAAGAAGAAGTCTGTTGACAGTTTCCTCATCAGATTTCTTTCCATTGTCTTTCAGAATAATCTTCAGTCCAGTGGCGAGAGCCTCTCTCATTCTCTCTGTTAATTTTTCTCCTCCTGTTGAGTCGTAATTCGTCTCAACAGAAACTTTAACCTTAGCATCAGAGACATCAAAATAAGAAACATTTACGTTCTTGTCCGTCCACCTTGGAGAGATTGCAGAAGGCATTGGTAGAGACTTCTGTTGACCCAGGTCCATTTTGGCAGATTTGGGCGTCTGCGGTAAAGGTGAAATAAAGTTTTTCAAGACGTAAAGGCGAGCACTCTGGGGCGTTGTCCCAATAGTCTTTACTTCTGTGAATGTGCCGTTGGGTCCGACTGCCTCATCAATGACTATGAACTGCTGCTCTGGTTCAAGAGGCATAACAACTTCAGCGTTTGGGTCAGGTAATGACCGCAATACTGTTTCGATGTTGCTCTCGTTTATGATAACCCTGTGTGTAGCAGATGTAGGTAAAGGTGGAACCATTGGCGTAGGAATAAAATCTTGACTTACAGGCTCTGCTGGTTTTGGTTCTGGTGTAGTTCCTTCTTCGACCATCCTTTTGTAAATTTCATCTCTTCGTGAAGCAGATGCACAAACTTGAGGATGAGCGGCACAGTAAGCGTTAATGTCTTTTTGTAAAATCCTGCCCGCATCTACGTTATTGAGGATTAGACGACCTGCGGGTGGAACTAATTTATCTTCTTCTGGGGTAAAGTCCAATTCGACTTCGACCCAAGATTGAATTTTTCCTTGGGCTGGATTTGAATAATCGTATCCATTCTCTATAGCAAACTTCTCTTTTGCCCGAAGGTCTTCGAGTCGTGATTGACTTGGTGTTAATGCCATTTTAATTTACCTTATTGAAACGACTGTTTATCCAGCCTTCACCTGCTGATGATAAATAGTTTTTCTCGAAGTTTTCCAAGTTAGCCCTGTGTGTTCTCAAGGAAACCTTTGTCTTCTGCATGTGCCTTAACATAACCTGACCTGCAACGATATCGACAACTGGTGATGATGAGGTTCTTGCGCCAGGTTTTGTTGAAAAGTGCCAATGGTCTTTTAGGGCTTTATTTAATTTATGCTGTGACATTAGAAGACCATTTACAATTCCGTTTAATTTATGAACGTGATTAGTCAATCTTTTAAGTGCGGAAACGAGATTGTCACCCTTTGGAATCCATTGTAGGTCAGTGTCGTCGTTGCCTGCTATCAAGTCTATTCCAGGAACTGCAACAGACATATTCGCACCTTGAGAGTTTTCCTCGTCTGTTCTTGTTACTAATTTAATTCCTTCTCTCGCAATAATTCGGACTGCATCTGCTTTAATGGCTATGCCAGACTTCGACCGAGACTCTCCAACATTGCCATCAACCAAGCCAAAGTTTTCATCGAGGTCTGTCTTTTGACTAATGTAAATTCTAGCAGAGTCAGTAATAAAGTTAGGGTCAACGAAAGATGATTGGTTTGGCTGATAAGACATCCTACCCACTACAATGTCAATCATCGAAGCCTGAGTGTCACCTTGACCACCATAACCGCTGTCCCTCGTTCTTGGACGGTCTCTGCCCATTACGATGTAGTTGTTATTCTTGCCTGGGTAGACTATCTCACAAGGTGCTTTTGCAAATTGTGGAATTGGCTCTAACAACTCTTCACAAAAAACACCTTGTCTTTTAGATTTTTCTGCCTTTGTGAATCCTGAAATAGATTCTAGGTTAGTCTCTGTTAATCCAGAGATATCTACTGCTTTCTTTTTAGACATTTATCCTCTCCACCCTTCACCCCAGACACGAGCCCCAAATTTTGAATGACCAGCGAAGCCTTGTAGCTGCTTGTCACTCCAGAGTTCTTCTAAAATTGATGCGAAGGTATCTCTTCCCCTCACAAGTGGCACTAGATAATTAAAGTGCCACCATTCAGCACAAGCATAAGTTGACTTAAATTTGCTCCTCTCTCCGATGCCTGTAAATCCGTATTTTGAAGCGAGGTCTGTAAATGAAAAGAATCTTCCTTCGACAACAACCTGTTTGTGTGGAAAAATGTAAGCTTTTATTTTTCTTACAGGAACATTTGGATTCTCAGTTTTACACCAAACATGCCAATTTCTTGTTCCGACCCTTTCTATCACATAAGGTTGTTTGGTAGCATCGACCTTAACTTTTGCATTTATTCTTCCATCATACATCCCAGTCCACATCCCTAAGTCAAAAGCTAAACCAGTGTAGTGAATTGAAGTCTGACTTCTTGATGCTGATTTTTTAGCATTTGCGAGACTTCTCACTCCTCCAGATGTAGTGACAATTCCGCCGAGAGAATTAACTTCAGCTTTCAATTCGTTATAAGCTTTTGCTGCGTCTTCTCTTAACTTCATAGAACCATATCCTCCATATTCCCCCATAGGTGTAAATTTGTCAGCCTTAACTCTGACAAGCTTGTAGATTCGATATGGCGTTATTGGTGGTGGAGAAGATTCCGCTGGAAGTGGTCCTGATAAAGAGACTTTTGGCTTAAGACCAGAAAAGGCTTTTTTAGAGCCGCCTACCCTATCTGGTTCTTGTTTTGTCGCAGGCATTGAAGTTCCGCTTGTCAAAGGCTCAAGGTAGAATCCAACATTGTTATCAAGTTCAACCCAAACAAGAGAACCTATGGTTGGCTCTATGCAATCCTCACTCTTGGAGACATAAGTTTTGTGACTGTTAATAATCGAACTGTGCGCTGCTACTTGATTCGGGTCTCCAGTGTCAAAAGTCTCTGGCTCTGGAAGGTGAGCATCAAGTTCTGGAACTCTTATTTTATAGCCCTTCAGTTTTAGAATTTGGTCTTGTACTAGACCAAGACTGGCGAAGACTGGGTTATCCACTTCAGTCGATAACTCTGAGTCTGTCAACTTTCTTAAAACTATTCCAACCATCCTACCTGCTGGTAAAGATGTATCTGTCAGGTGTGTTCTCGCAACATCCTTGAGAACATCCATTGAAGTGTTTCTTTTGGTATCAAAGCTCTTACCAGAAGTCTTTGGTTTGACCTTTGGATTCAAGTCTCCAAAGTCGTGCTTAGGTGCTTTCTTCTTAGGAGTGACCTTGACAACGTTTGGGTCGGAATCTTTATTGCAACCAGCATTAGACATTTTATTCTTCCGACTCGTTTAAGAGGTCGTAGATTTCATCTTTCTCAGAAGCAGTCAAGCCTTCTTGCTTTCCTTCTTTCTTTTGAAGAAGTCCAGCAAGTTTGACTATCTGCTCATTTGACCTTTGGAGTGTTTCTACATATTTGGAAGCAATCATTCCGCATTGCTGGATAGTAGAGATAGAGCCTTGTTTGTTCATTTCCTGAACTAGCTCTGTTAGTAGGTGGGAAGTTATTGCTCTGTCTGAGCGGATGTTTTCTAGAGCCTCTCCGATAAACTCTTCAAGGTTCTGATTCTTCTTTTTCGCCATTTTGTCTTTCCTCTATGTGGGTGACTTTACCCTCATTCCAGTCAGACTTGAAAGAACGGTATTTAGACCTTAACTTATTTAAGTTGTTGACGACCTGTTTTGTGTTAAGTCCCGTCAATTCTCTCAAGTAAAGGTAAATAGCTTTCTTATTAAAAATTTCAATATCATCGGGCTGTTCCAAAAGAATCTTAACTGCCTTGTAGACACGCTCCTCTGTTGGTTTCATAGGCATTTCACCCCACTTCTCAATCTCATTCCAAAGAGCTTGCCAAAACTGCTTTTGTTCCATTGAGTCTTCATAGGGGTTTGAAGTGGACATGTATCTTTCTTCAATAGACCTTGGAAGTGAGTCAAACTGGATTTCACGCCTCCTCTGAATAGAATGTCTTTTTACTTTATGGATAAACCAGTTCTTAGTAATGACTGAAAAGTAAGAAAACGCTTTGGAACCCTTGGAAACATCGAACTTCTCAAGAATAGTTGTAAGCCAAATCTTACACTCATCTCGAAGCTCGTCAATGTTAGGAAGAGTTGTGAACTTATAAGTGTAGACGATTTTATCTACCATCTCACCCATTGCAGGTTGAATGAGTTCTCTATAAAGTTTTTCTCTCTTTGCCCTATCACTTGTAGAACAATATTCTATAATTGCTTCTTCGTGAACATGGGTGAAATAAAGCCTTTTAGTTCTTTTGCGTCGTTTTCTTTTAATCTTTTTTCTTGGTGTGTTTTCAGTCGTCATTATTTTCTTTTTCAGTAATTATTCTTTCCTCGAATTCGGATGCCCACTCGTCAAAGTCTTTAATAATGGATAATAATTCTTTCAAGCGAGGTTCGCCAAAGAACAGGTCCATCTTATAAGTCTCGTCAAGGAATTCGTGAAAGGCATTAAACCTTTCCTTCATTTCAACGGAATTATCTTCGATGATGATGAGCAACTTCCTAATGTACCATAAAAGAATGGCATTAAAGGCAATTGCGAGGGGAAATAATAAATAAATTATGAGAGTTTCAATCATGCTCAACTCTTGACTCGGACTTCTGCTGTTCAAAAACCTCTTTCGAGTCTTTTATAAATTCTTTTACTCTTGAAGCAGCAGAAGTCTTTGTCGGGGTGGTTTTCTTAACATTTATCTTATCGTAAACTCTTGTGAGTTCAGTATCCTTACTCAAGCAGAACTTACATTCTTCCTGCTCTTCGTTCATGCCGTGAAATGCTCTAAAAATAACTTCACACTTTGAACATTGGTAAGAATAATAAGGCATTAGTTATCTTCACCCTCGTTTTGGTTTAATTGGAATGTAGGTGGGTTAGCGACTACGAGTTCTCCGTCCTTGGTGCCCCAACGCTTGGTTTCTTCGTCCTTGGTGAATTCCATGGACTTCAAAACAGGAACAATATCGGTTTGCTCTAATAGGCTCTTCTGTAGAGCCATCATAATAGCTCCTAATGCTTGGTCACTTAACTTCATTAGTGTCATCTCCTTCAGTTGTTGTTTGTAGAACACTGTCTATAACATTATTATAGCACAGGTTTATCTGTTGTTCAGTAAAATTGTCCTTTATGTGGTTCTGAAGACTCTTTGCCTGCTTATTATACTTTGAAAGGTTGTTATAAACCTCCCTCATCTGAGAGCGAACTGAATTAGTGTCTGGAAAACACCAACTTGAAGTTTCTTCCAAAACACCTTCCCAAGAGTGATGTTTTTCAAGATTCTTCTCTTCATAATCAATCTCTACAATGGAGTTGTTTGAAAACTCCTTAATCCCTCCCCAGTTGGGTGCGATAACTGGAACGCCGTGCTGTGCTGCTTCGAAAATAGGAAGCCCATAACCTTCGCCGTGTGACGTTGTAACGTAAGCAGAGATGTTTTTATTCTTATAAAGTGAGACCATCTCTTCATCAGATAAAGTTCCGTGAAGCAAATGAACTTTACATTTTCTATCCTGTGGGAGTTCTGCAAGCAAGTCTTGAAGCCTTGTCTTAACATGCTCTCTATCAATCTCAGTTCCTCCTTGAATTCCAAGCTTTAAAATAAGACCTACATCCTCATTTTGGAACTCTTGAACGAATGAGAAAATGGTTTGCTCTACATTCTTTCTTGGGTTCCATTGAGCCACTGTTAAAAAGTTAAAATCAGAAGAAACATTTAAATCAATCTTTTTCGAACGTGCCTGACGAGCAGGAAAATTGATTACTTCTATCTTTTCTGCAAGTGTTTCCGTAAAGCAATCCTTCGAATGTTGTGATGGAACAACGATATGGTCCATCTGCTCGCAAGCCTCGACCCAAGATTGTGGTGCTTGTGTCGTTTCTACTCCAGCAGTAATTCCAATGTTCTTTTCACAAAGAGGTTGCCACTCTGTAGGAAGTTGAACCTGAATTGATAAATCAAAGTCTAACTCTCCTGTTTGAACTTTCTTTGCTGTCTTCATAATTGTTGAATCAATCCAGTCTCGCTCTTCGTTTTCCTCGAATAGCCAACCAGAAGCTCCCCAACCTACATTCAATAAATAAACATCGTTTCTGTCATCAGAACGAAGTGCTCGTAAAACTGAACGGCAGTGTTCCCCATAACCTGAACGAGATAACGCTGGTCCTCGTACTAAAATCTTTCTACTCATAGTTCAATAATCTCCCAGTTCTGGTGTTTGCGATTCTTCCAAGAACCTTTTGTTTTATAAATGTTTGTTAGAGCCTTTTCCCAACTCTCGGAAAAGTCTTTGCTGTTATAGTTTCTTACAACGTGGTTATGACCAAGCTGTCCAAGACGAGTTCTTTCCTCTTCTGTCATAGAGTGAAACTTCTTTAAACCAGAAATAAAATCTTCTTTGCTAATCCTGTCTTGATAAATGTAAGGAACCCTGTGAGAGCCTATAATCGTCCGTGTGGCGGGTTTAATTCCAATTCCGTGTTCGTTGTCGCAATCTCTTATTTGTTCGCTTAGACCGCCTGTCTCATTGACGAGAATGGGTGTTCCACATGCCATTGACTCAAGCGTAGCAAGTCCGAAGCCTTCTGCGTCTGAAATGTTAATAGTACAATCTGAAACGTTGTAAAGCATCGCCATTCTGTCAGCAGGATATTTCAAATTAGACAACATTACTTGACCGTCTTGAAGACCCAGTTGTTTTAAGTTCGCCTCAAGGTCTGTCCCCATGGGGTCGCTTGGGTCAGTGTGAACCAATAAAGACGCTTTGTCGTGCCCTACTTCATCGAGGAATTCCTTAAACCACCAGAGAAGGGTTGTTACATTCTTTCTAGGTGCGTTCCTGTTATTCCAAAAGAACAACGTTTTATCATCTTCGCCAAAGTGCTCTTTCTTGAATTCTGACACATCCTCTTGAGGTAAGATGTTGTAAACAGTCTCATCAACGGTGTGCGGAATTCGAATGTGCTTTGCCTTCGTTCCGACCTCATTTACAACTCTTTCGGTGAGCTTAGAAATAGAAACCACGAGGTCATTAGAATCATAAAACTTTTTATTATAATGAGGAGCAGGGTCGTTGTCCCAAACGTGGTAATAAACCATTGAGGCTTGGGCTCTTACTTCGTCTTCAATCTTCCAAAGCCACTCGTAGAAACGAGGGTCAGTCATTAACCAAACGATGTCTGGTCTTTCGGTTCTCATAACAGAACGCATTGTCTCAATGTTCCCATAACCCTCGACAGGAAAAATCTTCCAATCGTCGCCGTATTGCTCTGTTTTAATTGGTGACATATCTCTATGCTTTTGTGCTCCTGCTAAAGAGACAAATTCAAACTTACCCGTTTGTAACATCGCCTCGATAAACATCTTTGTCTGAATCGCAACCCCTGTAGAAAACAAGGGGTGGTCAGATAAAGTTAAAACTTTTATCTTTTTAGTCATCTTTTCTCCTATGGACACTCTGGTGTGTTTTTGAACTCGCATTTACTGCAAGATAATTTATTTTTTATGTATTTGCCACTCTGAATGTTGTAGAGGGCTCTGTTTAATAACTTCATCGCATTATCTAC